CAGTTGCTTGGTGCGATGTCTAAGGGGTCAGGTTCTTTTCAGATTGACCATCCATTACCATCAAAAAAAGATACTCATTATTTAGTTCATTCATTTACTGAATCTCCAAGAGCAGATTTAATTTACAGAGATAAAGTTACATTAGTAGATGGTTCGGCAACTGTAAATATTGATACAGTCGCTGGAATGACTGAAGGTACTTTTGTTTTATTATGTGATGATGTTCAATGTTTTACCTCAAATGAATCAGATTGGAAAGCAGTAAAGGGCTCTGTCTCAGGAAATATTTTAACAATAGAATGTGAAGATTCAAATTCTACAGCAGATGTTGCTTGGATGGTGATTGGAGACAGAAAAGATAAGCACATATTAGAAACTCCTTGGACAGATGAAAATGGTAAGCCAATTATTGAGCCAGAGAAGGAGAGCGCATAATGACTCTATGGTTTAAAGCACATGTTTTATTTGCATTAGTTATACTAATTGCAGATGCAAGAGGCACTCTTGAGCCTACTGTAAAGAAGATTGAGCAGAAATTGGGAATACCTGTTTATTATGAAGAAGTTTCTGATTCAACTAATCAGATAAGCAATCCATATCCAATACAATATGCTCCACAACAGGATACATTTAATAGTCAGAGAGAAAACAATGAGAGTCGTTCCTGATTGGCGAGAAATGAATAGCGTATTAAAAGTCATAATAATGTCAAGTTTTATTGGGTTTCTTTTAGCTCTTGTCTTAGTATCTTGCGCTGATGAGTATTATTTTGGAAAAACAAGGGAAGAACTAACAAGGGAAATGTTTGAGGTTGATTCACTCATAATGGCAATCCAATATCAACTTGATAGTACAAGTATAGATTTTGAAAAGTTTTATATTGATGCTCAAAGGATAAACAACGGACATGACTAAACCAATAGGAGAACAGTCAAGTTTGAACATTAGCTTGCCGATGTTAATACAAGCTGTAGGTTTTATATCTGCGATGGTGTGGGGATATGGACAATTAAACACTAGGATTCAATTTGTAGAACATCAAGCAGCTGGTAATGAGCAGTCTATAAAAGAGATGAAAGCTATGCAGAATTTACCTATCCCTTCTGACGTGAGACAGGATGAAAAATTACAGAGGATTGAAGATGAAATAATAAGGTTAAGAGATGGCAAAAGGGATTAGCGAAGATGCACAGATTCATATTAGTATTGCATTTCTTATCAAGGCAATGGTGGCTGTTGCCATTGTCACTGGTTCTTGGTATCAAGCTCAAATGAAATTTGCAGAACAAGAAAGAAGAATTAAAGATTTGGAGGATAAAATAGTTGTTTTAAATGCTAGTATAGAAGGAATGGAAACACAACATATAGAAGAACTAGAAGAACAGAACAGAACATTAATGCAAAGATTAGGATTAAAAAAACCATAATGGAAGCATACGCAGAATACGGAGCTATGGGAGTAATAGTACTCCTCTTTATTGGAATGATACATTTCCTTAGAAGCACCTTAATGGATAAACTTAGCGAAGTTGAGGATATATGTATTAAATTAATAGATAGATGGAACAAATCTGATGACATAAGAGACAGGCGTCATGAAGATTTAATAAAAGAAATCAACGATATATCGGATGATTTAAACTTCCTTAAAGGAAGAGCAAATGGAAAACAACACTAGAAAAAGGAGTATCAAATGGCGAATTTACAAGAAAGACTAGAAGAGCTTCAGAATCAGCAAAAGCAGATGGAAGCTAACTTTCACCAGATTACTGGAGCAATAGCTCTTGTACAGCAAATGATTGCTGATGAAGATGGAAAAGAATCTAAGTCTGAAGTAAAAAAAGAGAAAAAGTAAATGAGGATAGAGAAGATATATAATATGAAGAATACTTCGGTAACTCCTATTGTTGTCTTCTCTTGTCCATCTAACTTTAAATACAAGGTGATTAGAAATGTCAAGAGACGCATGGGAACATAGAGATAATATTCAATCTAGAATAAGCAAAATAGAAGCTCATACAGAGAATATCTATCATCATGTAAAAAGAATAGATAAATTACTTGAAAAGCAAAACGGTAGAATAAGAGATACCGAATTTACGCTTAGTAAGTGGAAAGGAGTAGCTATTGGGACAATTGCCATCTCCACAGCTATCTCCTCATTAATAGCTATGGCAATTAAATAAGGAGTTAAAATGGGTTTAAAACAAATGCTAATCGCAGCAGCTGAAGCACAAGCTGATAAAATTAGAGAAGATATGGTTGGAGAACTTCAATCAGAAGAAATGTCAAAGATGATTGCAACAAAAATCAATGAAAAGATTGACATCCCTTTTGTTAGTGAAGACAAAGAGCAAGTTTTCTTTGAAAAATGTGTTGATGTGGTTACAGACCTCATTGAAGGATTAATAAAAGGTAAATAATGCCAAAACAACTTTTCCCAATTGCTAAATTTGAGGGAGGAGTTAATTCAAAGAGTGACCCAAGAGATATTGGGGAGAATCAGTTTGTTGATGTAGATAACTTTCTAGTTAATGATGTTGGTACATTAACTCCATCTGAATCTTATACTTCCGAAAGTAACTTTACCTCACCAGCTAACGCTGCCACAACAGAGAGACTTGGGACTGGAGCGTTCTCATTTAAATCTGATTATGCTGTAAGACTAATGAAAGCAGGTACTCAAGCGGCTGTAAATGTAGATGACGCTAATACTGACAATAGCAACGAAGAGGGTGTTAAAAGTTACTTTGCTGTCAATGATGCTTTCTCTAGAGAAATAAAACTCTATGGAGATGTACATGATGGCTCTAATGAGTGGAGCGCAAATGGTAAGTTTAAGTTTACTGAGAGTACTAATGGAGCAGCTGATAGTGCAAGTGGTGCCGACTTAGGAGCTGTAGAAGCTGTATATTATTATGCAGATGGAGCATTAAGAGTTGCAGATGCAAACACTACAAATGCTATTAATACAAAGAATATACCAATGTGGATTGGACACGTTAAAAAGACTAAGTTAGGTGTTGGAATTAATCATTGGGTAAAAGAGACAAATGCTTTACATAGTCATGGCTCTACTGATAGTCAGTTTTTAACTGGCTCAGCTCCTACTTACACTACTACATCAAATTATCCCTCAGTAGGAACTTTTAAGCTGTATGCTAATTCATCTACTGGCTCTAATGAAGGAAAGTGGTCAAAAGGCACTTATGAGTTTGCAGTAACTAAAGTGTATGAAGGCAATCAAGAATCTGTACCAACAATATATGCTAATAGCAGTGGAACTCCATACACAATTACACTGGGGTTTCAGCAATATCCACATATTCAATGTTTATTTAGAAGAACAAGCGGCAGTGACTTAGGGTGGAGTGAGAGAGTAACGGGCGGGAGAATATACACTAGAAGACAAGGGGCAAACAGAAGATGGAGATTGGTAGCTGATATAGACTTTGAAAGAGGTAGTCGTTCTAGTTTCTTAAAAGATTTTGTTTCTCTTCAAGTAACAAGTGACCACTATTATAGACTTGGGGTTGAAGAAGGAACTGCAGAGATGCAATTAAAAAGACCTCCACTAGATACGTTTGAATCTATTAATGGATTTAGACAAGACCAGCCTTTTATAGATTTTGGCAAAACTAAATGTGGATATAAAACCGCTGTAGTTGCAAATAGAAGAGCTTTTGTAGCAAATGTTCATGTTAGGGGTAGCGAAGCAGACTCAACAGCTTATGGCGATAGAATATATTTTAGTTTGCCAAATAAGTTTGATACGTTTACATCAGACAATTGGATTGACTTAGGAATGAACGATGGAGATGAATTTGTAAAGTTGATTTCTCATAATGATTTGCTATTTGCTTTTAAAAAGGCAAAGTTATATATAATAAATATTAAAAATCCAAATGACGCTGGATGGGCATTACTAGAAACTTTTGATTATATGGGTGTTAAAAATAGCGGAGCTGTGTTTAAAACTGAATTAGGGGTTGTGTGGGCTAATGAAAATGGTTTATATATCTTTGGAAAACAAATAACTCCTTTAAGTGGAAATATACTAGATAGCACTTGGTCTGATTTCGCTGGTGGAAACAATGTTATTGTTGGATATGACCCTAAAGATAAAAAAATTATAGTTGTAAAGAATAGTGGGGGTAGTGATGCACGTGAAATGTATGTATATGACTTTAGAACAAAATCTATGTGTCGTGGAGATTGGTTAATACCTGCTACTCCCAATAGGGCAAGTAACCTTGTTGTCCATAATGATGAGTTGCATTTTTACAGCAGACCTGCAAGTACTAGCGTTTACTACTTATCAAAGTTAAATCAGAGCCAATCTACTACAGCTACTAAACAATCTATAGTTACAAAAGATTATGATTTTGGACAACCTGCTTTAAAGAAAAGAATCTATTGTATGTATATAACATATAGATTTAAAAATGGAACGTCTACTAATAGAATAAGCGTTAGAAGGGAACTAGATGGAGCTGCTGTACCTAGTGCAACATCTGATTTATTTGCAAAGTCTGGTACATTAGCTGGTAGTAATGGATGGAATATAATAAAGCTTACACCATCTTCTACTGTTGAGTGTGAAAGCATATCATTTAGAATAGCCACATCTGCAGACGCTGACCACCCTGTTAATGATTCTGATGATGACGCTGCTTTGTTTCTTGAAATTAATGATATATCTGTAGAGTTTAGACCTAAGCGTAAAAGAGCAACTTAATGAGTGTAGAATTTGATATTCTAGATTTTACACCTTCGGAGGGCTCTTTAATGAATGGTGAGTGCGTACTTATTGCAGACGCGGGTGAATATAAAAGGATTACAAAGATACATGAGGAAACCTTTGTAGAGAATCTCAATCTGAATGATGAAGATAGTGAGAATAGTGGCAATTCTAGTGGGAATGATTCAACTGATACTAATACAACATCTAATTTAGAGTTTAGTAATGGTAATATTATTATATCATCTGAAGAAAGCTATTTTCAAGTTAGAGATGATAATGATGTAATTAGAGCTCAGCTAGGGCAAGTAACGACTGATAACTTTGGTCTTAAAGTAAATAAATCAAGCGGAGCTGAGATATTTGGCTTATATGGAAGTACTGCAAATTTATGCGGTTGGAATATAGATGAAAATGCTATCTCAAAAGTTAGTGGTAATGATTATGTTAAATTAGATACATCAAGTTCTCAGCCAAGATTAGAGATTGCACAAAACAATGTAGTAAGATTAAAAGCTGGTCAGTTAGACAGTGATAAATATGGTTTAAAGATATGGAATGCTTCAAATGATGTATTGATGGAAATATCTGATGGAGACATAGCTGCTGACACGGCTAATATAGGAGGATGGGATATAACCAGTTCTTCTCTTAAAAAGGGAACGAATATTATACTTGACGCAACCAACAAAGCAATAAGCATTAATAATGCTACGTTTGGAAATTCTGGATTGCAACTACAGTATAATTCTGGGACACCTAGAGTTTACTTTGGTGATGGTAGTAATGCATTTTTTAAATATGATGGAAGCAAGATTACATGGAAAGCTGCTAATGCTGAATTAGATACTGATGGGAAACTTTCAATTACAGCAGCTACAATAGGTGGATGGAATATAGGAAGTAATGAAATATCGTCAAGCTCAAACGCAGCTCATAAGAGAATATTTTTAAACCCTTCAGACCATAGAGTAGAAGTAAGGAACACAAGTAACGCAGCTGTTGTTTCTATGGGATATTTAGGAGGTCTTGCTAAGACTTCTGGTTCTGGGAATTGGGCTGATACTGACTATGGATTTTGGATTAAGCAAGGAGATACAGCAAAGATAGATGGAGATGTAGAGTATAAAGACGGAGCTTTTCTAGTTGCAAATGAGGGTTCTTTCAATGTAGCAGATTCAAGTAATACAGTTATAAAGCTTGGGACAATTAGCAATGAAAGAGGATTATTCATAGGCTCTGATTTAGATGGGACTCCATCTGTCAAAGCTAAGTTTACCAATGGAGGATTTAGGGTTGGAGCTCAATCTGGGAATGATGATTATATAGAATATGATACAACTAACGGTCTTAAAGTTAGTACTATAACTGCTACAGATGGAAGTATTGGTGGGTGGACTATTGATGGTGATGGCATATTTAGAGGTACTAGAGTTAACTCTGGTAATTATACTGGTGGGGCTGCTCATATGACCATTGGAGCTGGTTATATAAGTGCTTACAAATTTAGACTAGATTCAGATGGCTCTGCTCATTTTAAAGGGACTATTGACTCTGCTACGACTGGCACAATAGATGGAGGCACAATGACTATTCAGAATATTAATGCCACCAATATCACATCTGGGACAATAACTGGAAGAACTCTTCAAACGGCTAGTAGTGGTCAAAGGGTAGTTGTTGATGGTACTAATAATGAAATTCAATTTTATGATTCATCTAATTTAGTTATGAAACTTGACTCTGATGTAATATCTTTTAATACTGGGATTAGTGATGTTCCTGGCTCAATTGCAAGTAGTGGAGGAAGCGCAAAGCCTGGTCTAGTTTTTTCAAACAATGGGACTATAGTATTAAGTAGTGATAATTATATAGACGGAAATAGAGTTAGATATGAAAATGGTCAAGGAGTCTTCATTGATAGCGTATCTGCTTCAGGAATATCTCAAGGGGGTGTAGAGTGGGCTGATTTAACTTTTTATTCTCAAGTGACTGGAGCAGCTGTTGTTCAAAATACCAATACAGGAACAGGACCTGTATACGCTGGATATTTTAAAGCTACTCACGCAGGAAGCGGAACTCCTTATGGTATATATGTCTCAGACGGGTATACAAAGCTAGAGGATGTCTATGTTGATGGAAAAGTAAAACAAAGTGGGACTGAAAATCCTCTTAATTACTATGAAGAAAGTACAACAGCATATCCAACTTTATCACTATGGGATACTTCTGATTCTAGTTATGCACAGCCAGCCCTAGCTTTAATCACAAGAGGAACTAATTCTAATGGGACTATTCCCTCAGGTCATGATATGGGAGGTATATATTTTGTTAATTGCACTGACCATTATGGTGTAGGAGATTGGAGGGGAGATAAAATCAGAGCAATGATTGATACCTATGTTACAAGTGATGGATATTGGTCAGCTGGTGTTGATATGCAATTCTGGACTGCAGCTGCGAATGGAGAGAAAACAAAAAGAATGACTCTTGATGAGCATGGACATTTAGGTATTGGTGTAAACCCTGTATATTTTCTTCATACTTCAGCGTCAGTTAATGATTATGTATCGGTTATAGAGAATACTCATTCAACTGGAGGTGGGATGGTTATTAAAGGTGGAGATACATCTTCTCATATTATCTTAAGATTAGATGATAAAGATGGCAGTTCTCATTTTTATTTTAAAGCAGATGGAACTACTTCTCCTTCTAATATATCAGATTCATCAGTTAAAAATACAATTTCAAATTATACTGGAGACGCATTAACGGATTTAGCAAAATTAACACCAAAAACATTTAAATTTAATAGTCAAGATTGGAATACAAACTTAGGTTTTATTGCACAAGATGTAGAGTCTGTAATTCCATCATTAATTCAATATGTTGATGACCCATCTGAGAGAGATGGTCAAAAGAAACATTTAGACTACACTGGTATTACAACAATGAATACTTCAGCTATTATGCAACTACTTGCAAAGGTTGAAGAATTAGAGAATAAGGTTGCGATATTAGAGAATGCTTGACTTGATTACTAAGCAATTTTATATTAAATTTGAAAACTCTAAAAAGGATTTAAAATGGCAGACATTGAAAATAAACAAGTAAAAGAAGTTAAAGAGTACAAAGGGAAGCAGTATGGAAAAAGACTTCTAAATAAAGATGCTCTGGAGACTATAACTCAATTGGAAGAACAAGCCGCTGAAGCCGCTGAGAAAGGCAAAAAGAAAAGTTTGTGGAGTAACATAGGAGCGGCTGCCGGTACTCTTGTAACTGGAGCTATTTTAGCCTCTAATCCTTTAGGGTGGGCTGCTACAGCAGCGGCTATGGGGGGAGGTTCTTATGGTGGAAGTCTCTTAGGAAGAGGTCTAGCGGATGCAACTGAAAAAACAAAACTTTCAAAAATGAAAGCCCTACAGGGTGGATTAATGAGAAAGAGTAAAGAAAGTCAAGCTGCTAGTTTTAAAGCTACTGATGAAGCTATAGAGAAAAGTGCTAGAATGAATGCTATGACAACTGCTGTAATAGCTGGATGGACAACTGGTGGAGGAGCAGCTGCTGGTGATAAATTAAAAGATATGGGAGTAAGTGATAAGATTACACAAAGTAAACCATTTTCAAAATGGGGAGGAGCATCTGGAACGCCAGCTTGGGGGAGTGCTCCAAAAGAAGACTTAGCAGAGCTAGCTGTAAAGGACACTACTCTTCTAGAGTCATATGAAAGAAGTAAGAAGGCAGGCTTTATTGGAGACTATGACCAGTGGATTAAAAATATGCAAGAAAAAACACAACAAATGGTTGGAACTACAGATACAGCAAGTATTACATCTGGCTCATCACCTCAAACTGTTACATCCTCTAGTCCAACTAATGTAGCTAGTTCTAGTAATTATACAGGAAGTTCTGCTCAGAATAGATTCATATCTTCTCAAAAGGGATTTACAGGACAATCTCTTGTTGATGATATAAAAACCCTAGCATCTAAAGGGCAAGGTGGATATACTCACTCTGATAGTAGCTTTGTATCTAGAGGTGGAATGTATGAAGACTTGGGTGGTGATGTATTGTTTAAAGAATGGCTTAAAAATCCTTCTATAAAGGTATAAATAAATGCATATAAAAGAAGTAGAACCTGGAGTATGGGGAGTTTTTAATGATGATAGCGAGATGGTTATATCGTTTTCAACTAAAAATGAAGCTTCAGATTGGTTAGCTCAGTGGAATAAAGACCAAAGAGGCGATGATGATACTAATCCTCAAAGCGATGTAGAGGGAATGCCTAATTTTGATTGGCAAGATAAATTTAATCTTAACCTTGAGGATTTGTTTAAAAAGTATGGCGTAGACTCTGATATGAGAAAATATTTTGAGGGAATGGAATATGACCCTCAAGAGGAGTTTTTCTTAAAAGATTTATTTGGTATTGAGCAGGAGAAAACAGAATTAAAGAAACAAGGAATTGCTAGACAGAGAGGCTCATTAATGAGTGGTCTAGATATGAATTTAGAAAATGTAATGCGCTCAGGTGAGACTGAATCATTTAAACTAAATCAAGCTTCAACGCAGAGGTCACAGCAAGTTGGTGGATTAAGAGGTGGAACTTTCGCAGATAGATTCCAGTCTCAAACTACACAAACAGGAATATATGGACAGCAAAATCAAATGATGGGACAAGCTGAAGCTAAATTAGGAACTTTAGATGACGCTATAACTAGTTTAGACTTTGAGGCAAAACAAGCAGCTATAGGTTTTGAACAAGATGTTTATGGTCAGAGACAACAATGGATGGATGACTTCTTTGATAGACTTATGCAAGTAGAACAAATGGAACAATCATAATGGCAAGTGGAAAATATGATATAGATATACAAGAAACAAGTTTGCTAAATTTAGCTTACAAGGGGTTTTATCTCTTACAAGCTATGGGTCAGTTTACAAAAGACAATGCACTAAGAGATGATTTATCTGTTAGGATGAATACATTAGCAAATAAACTAGACTTTGACAATCCTATTGATGTTAATGAAGGCATTATGGATGGTCTAAAAGCTTTAGCGTTGAATGATGATGGAGAATATCGTGACAACCTTGTTATAAAGCCATTCTATGAAGCTATTTCTGGATACTATGAAAGAGGAATAAAGCCAGTATCAGAAAAGAAGGAGCAAGTTAGTAATGAGTTTATAAAAGCAGTTGATAGTATTTATGCATTAGAGAAGCAAGCTAAGTCTGGATTCTATTCTGATAATGATGCTGTAAAATCTTTAGATAACGTACATAAAATGTTAAACAAAAATGCAAATTTATTTAACATTCAACAAAGAAAGTTTTTAAATGAAGAGCTAAGCGACTTAAAAGATGTTGCTGACGTTGTTACTTTCTTAGGTAAACATGACTTGGATAAGGAAATCAAAGGCGTACAAGTTGATATGAAAGCAAAGGGAGCAGCTGTTCCATTTCAAGGTCAGACTTTACAAGATTGGTTAAACAATGTTGCAGGCTATGTTGAGGCGGGAGATTTTGAACAAGCTAAAAAAGCTATTGGTGATATAAAAATTAGAGATAAACTCTTAGCGGCTGAGACAACAGCTAGAATTAGTAATATAAAAGCTTCAGAATCTATCCTTACTGGGGCTCTAGAGCCTATAAGTAGTAGTAAACTTCTAAAAGACCATGAAGAACTTTCTTCTTTTGTTAGCAGTCATCAAAATATTAGCAAATCTTTTCATGGCTCAAAGCCTGAAGTTTTTCAGAATCAGAAGCCGTGGCAAACTATGTTTAATCAAAGAGTGGAATCTCTTAGACAATTTGCAAATCAATTGGGATACGATGGAGACGTTAAGAGCTTAATTGCAGACCCAGATGAGCTGGAAAAACTTAAAATAGAAATTACAGGAGGCGGATGGATGGATTTGAATGTTAAAGAATATGGAAAAGAAAGCACTAATGTGGCTAGAGGAGTACAGGCTTACGTGGATTATTTAAGAAGAATTAACGAAGAATATGAAAAAATGTTTGGTTCACCCTTATTACAAGTAAAAAATGCAGTTGGTGGAAGTGGTACGGGATTACCTACAAATATTAATATACCAACCAAGTAAATAATTTTATGAATGGATATTCACTCCAGGAATTAGCTAGTTGGGCAAGAGGACAATATGTAGAAACCGGTTTTTGGACTCTTTCACAAGCTCAGAATAAGCCAGATAGAGAAGTTGTAATACAGCTTCTACAAGACCAATCCCCTGAAAAAGCAGAAGAAATAGTCAGAGGTCTAGATTCTTACGGTCCTGACTGGAGAAGAGCATTTGGTAATGTAGACTTAGCTACCCCACTTAGAAGTGGAGGGCAAGCTTTGCAGGCTCATAATGCTCAAAATACTGTATCATTAAGAGAGCACTGGGAAAATTTACAGAGTGGTATTTATGGAGACTTTACACCCGAAGGTCCTGACCCTAAGAAAAATCTCAAAAAAACCCATAGTCATGGATTATTTCAAATAAATGACCATTATCAAGGTGTAGATAATCAAAAATTAGTCTGGGGAAAGTTTGTTCCTCCATCGGATATGACCCCAGAGCAAAATATTGAATATGCATCTAGATTAAAAAAGAAAGAAGGATGGAAAAGGTGGACAACGCATAGAGAGGGTCTTCATAAGCCGTTTCTTGGTCTAGACAACACTACAATAGCTAAAACATATGGATTAGATGAAAAGTATCTAAATCATATAGATGAGATGTTTGGAGAAGACGCTGATACAGCTAAAGCTGTTATGATTGCAGAATCATCTGGCAGAATAGATAGTATGGAAACAATAAATGTTCCAGCTATTACTATGCAATCTGAGGATGAAAATAACTTTAGAACAGGTAGTGGTCACATTATATCTAAAGACTTAGCTAATATGCTAGGAATTGATGAAAAATCATTTCAGTCTGTTCCAGATTCTACAGTCTATGATTCTTTACAAAATAAAGTAAGAGAAGAGGAAGAGGTAAAGAAAGATGATGGTGGTTCTTCCCATGATAATTTTCTATTAAATGATAAAGCATTAGAAGACCAATTCAAAGCTAGTTTAAATATTAAAGTACAAAAACTTGAAACAGCTACAAAAGACGAACTCTCGCCAGAAAACATTAGATATATACTAGAGCCAGAAGAAAAGCTCGCTCAAATGAAAAAAGCTCCAAATTTGATGAAATCAGTTGGGATGATGCTTGGGAAGGATTGGAGTTACGGAGGGTTAAAGGAGGCAAACAAACTAGCAAGAGCTGAGATGGAAGCTGCTATTCAAAAAGACCCTGAGGCTCTAGCTTATGCACTTTTTCAACAAGACATGATGGAGAGAGGAATTGGTCAAAAGTTCTCTGATATATTAGATGGAGATGGTAAAACATGGGCATGGGGTAGAGACTTACTAATCACATCAGCTCCTTCAATGGTTGCGTCTGTAGCTATGGTTGTTAACTCACTAACAGCTAAGAGTCCAACTGTTTATGCATTGTCAAGTGCATTTATGTTTAGTCAACAAGCTGGAGGTTCTTTTGATGAAGTCTTTGGAGAGCTCATGGAAAAAGAAGTCAAGGATGGAACTCTTACAGAGATGGAGGCATTAGATTTAGCTTCCACAGCTTGGCTTCAGACTGGTGTTGTTAATACAATGTTAGAGATGTTAAGAATCCCTTCAATTGCTAAAGCAGCTAGGGCTTCTATTCCTAAAAAGGGAATAGCTAGGACTGCATGGAACTCAAATAAGAATAGATTTAGACAAGGATGGAAAAATAGAGACGCAGATTTTGCATACAATATTCTCAAGCAAGGTACAATAGAGATGGTTGAAGAAGTCTTTCAGGGAATTAATGAAAGATTTCAAAATGCTGTAGCATTGGGACAAGTTAGACCTGACCAGACGTTTGATGATGTGTTTGACAAGCAACAAATGTTCGCTGAGGGATTTGGGGGACTATTAGGTGGTGGTGTCTTTGGAGTGGGAGCAGGTGGTATTAGAGTTCTTGCTAATAGAGCTAAGAAACAATCTATTGAATCTGAGCTAGATGAGGAAATTAATCAAGATTTACAAGAAACTCTTGGAAGAAATTACACTCAAGGTCAGTTAGTAGGAAGTAATCTGTCTGAGGAGGCTAAGTCTGAAGACCATGTTGACAATATGACTTGGGGGATGTGGTTAAAGAAGATAGCTAAAGACGGAGGATATAATTTAGATGAGTATAGAAACTTAAGAACTGATAATGAAGTTGTTAAAGCTATGCAAGAGATTGGAGGTAGGCAATCAAGTCAAGATAAGGATGTTGGAGCTCAGGTATTAAATATACTTATGAAGAACCCAAGCGGCATGGGCATCCTAGAAGAGATGGATGAGCAATCAAAGGAAAATGCATTAATATTAGCAAGAGAGTATATAAAGAAAATATTTCCTTCACTGTCCTCAAATGAAAATCTAGCGGCAGATGAAGATACTATTAATAGACAATTAGATGAGATGATTGGAATGTTTGTTACTGGTGAATTAGGGTTTAAAAAAGGGAGAAGCTTAGGAAGTAGTTTAACAGGGCAAAGTAAAAAAGGTGACCCAAAGATTATTATCAAAGGTAAGAAGGGAAAAGACTTTGTAGATAGTCTTGTTAATCAAAGACTTTCTGAGGAGCAAGCCATTATTGACGCGACTGAGGGTATACACGATGCTGAAAGTAAGTATACAAGTTTTGAAAAAGAATTAACAAATATATTTACTGCACCATCAGAAAAAGAGCCTGAGAAAGAATATGAAAGAAAAGCAGAACAAGCGTTAGATGAAGAAGTATATAGACATACTGAAGAAGGTAGAAAGAGATACGAAAAGGTTAAAAAGGAGCTTGGGGATGACATTAATAAAAGAACTCCATATAAGCCATCTAAAGACCCACAAGAAGTAAAAAGAGGAAAGATAATAGGAGAGCTTGAATCTAAAGAGAATCCTACAAAATTTTTATCATCGCTAACAGCTACTCAATTAAATAATACATTAGAAGAATTTCCATCTATAAAAAAAGGACTACTTAAAGATGAAACTGTGGCTAAAAAGAAAAACGGAGAATTATCTTATAGTGTAGCAAACAAGAAAAAAATAGCAAAAGCCATTGTCTCATCAATAAGAAGTCTAAAACAAGAGCAGGATAGCTCACCTACTCCACCAGCTCAAAAGCAAAAGCCTTCAAAATATGAAACCGTAGATGCTTCTCAGTTGGGAGGAGCGAAGAGAATGGGGGATATGTCATATCAGGAGATGATGGAGCTAACAGGAATGTCGGTTGGTGATTTAAAGAAAGCTGATGTCAGTCAAGATACTAAAGAAGACGTAGATGAAAAAAGAGAACAAAACACTGGAAGAACAACAGACTTTGATAGAGCTATGGCAAGTGAGTCTTTACCAGATACAGACGTTTCAGAATTTATAAAAAATAGGACTGGAAAAAATAAAAGTAAATCTAGCCAGATAGACAGAGAATTTAAAAGCCTTTCTCCTTTAGCCAAAGCATTGTTAGCTATGACAAGTTTTGAGCAAAAGAATATTGATGGAGTTGGAATAGAAACTGCTATTGACCAACTCTTAGGTCAGTATAATGATAATTTTAAAGATGATTCTCAAAGACAGATGATGGTTGATAAGATAATTGAAACGATTAAGCAAAGATATGGAAGTACTGATAATTTCTTAAACAGAATAAGAGGATTTAATCAAAAATATCAAGAATCTTCTACTGACAAACAAAATCATTTTACAAAAGCAGCTTATGAGATATTAAAAGCTTTTCAAGCTTTACTCAAAATAGACCTTAATAAGTTTGCTATGAATCCATTACCTGATAGTGATTTCGTAGCAGCCTCTAAGCATTTTCAAGCAGCTTGGATTGAATTTAAGAAGGCTTATAATAATATTGGATTATCTGAAAAACAATTATTTAAAAGATTCTATAATGGAGTAATTAAGCAAATAAGAAAACTAAGATTTAAATTTAAATACACAAAAGTTTTAAAAGATTGGTTTTCTAAATGGGCTAAAAGTCATGAAATAGGAAGAGTTACAAACTTATCTAACAGAAGATTTTTTACAGTTGGTGAAGACTTGGGTTCTTTTGGTAAAGCATTCACTAAGACTATGAGACTGGATTTAGAGAGATATGTTGGAGATATGACTGATAATATTGATTGGGAAAATCAAGAAGGTCTAGCAGATGACTATCCAGATACATATGATGATTTGATAGGTCAGCATAAAAGAGAAGAACAAGTTGGTAAAGATGCTCAGAATTTAAAGAATTTAATAGAAGAATACTCTGGAGAGAGGATGACCATTGATGATTGGAATGATATTAGATGGGATATTTGGTCAAGAGGAAAGGGAACTTGGAAAAAAGAAGGCGGTGATTATATAAAACCAGCCTCTAATCTCAAAATGGAAAGAGAAGAGTTTTATGAATATCTGCAAGAATCTTTTAATGTTGATGTTAGTGAAGAGCAGTCTAATAGAAATTACAATATTATAAACAGTCATTATCACAATATTATAAATTCTATACCTAGAGGAGACAGGGGAGCTCTTGTTTTAAATAATGTTGAAAAAGGAGATGATGGAAGGACTAGAAAGCTTGGTGAGTCAGACAAGAGATTGCATAGCCAAACTCAAGTTAATCCTGTAAATGGGATAAATTATTCTGATTTTGTGTTAGCTAATTTCTTAGAAGCTAACCCTGATATGCATGATAGAGTATTCCTTTTAAGTGCTAATGATATATATACTACACGAATTAGAAGAGCTCATAAAAAAAATCCATACCAAGAAGGCGACCCAACAAAGTTTGATTTAAGGAAACTGTGGGTATTCCAAGATGAATTTTTTACTCTTGATAAAAATGCTTTAGACCAATTAAATATGGAATTAGCATTCGGATATAGAAGATTTAATAAAATGAGATACCCAGCTTTCCTTGTCGCAAGTAAGGGAGGTAAAGGTAAGTCTCTAGTTATAGGTGTTTCTGATGTAGATGATGTAACAATAGCGAGAGAGCAAGACAATACAGATGCTTGGTTTGATGGAGAAGTTGAGAAGGGAAATATAACGCAAAATCAAGCCGATGAGATGAAAGAGGATGTAAACTTAGCTAGAGGAGAGGCTGTTGAATTAGCTGTTGCTATAGTTGGTAGATACAGATGGATACAAAAAACTCATGGAACAAAATCTCTTCATGAAGTTCTAGGGTATCCTATGTCCGCTCATTTTAAAAGATACAATAATGAGTTTGCTGATGGTGTTAACGCAGAAGGGGCTACATCTTTTCCATATTTATGGTTTGATTATAAAAACTCATATGCAATAAGTGATGTGACTGGGAAAATTATTCCTCTAATGGATGAAAATGGGGATTATATTTGGGATGGTAATAAGCCATCATCTACTAATTACTTTTCTGAACTAGCAGTCCCTCTTGGAAGAATGCCAGAGCAAGATAAGTTGGACAATCTCCCAGGCTGGATAAAAACTTTTGATAGAAAAATGTCTGAGAATAGTGAGGATTATATACAGGTAAAGGGACTAAATACTTTAGCTCCTGCTGGAATAACTGTTTATGAATATAGCGATGAAACAAGAACTCCACAGCCAGGCGATAGAATGATTTGGACATCTAGATGGAATGAAAATAATACCTCAGTGGAGATAAAAACTGCTGAAGGTATTCCATTGGATGAAGTCTTTTCAAATGAAGAAAAAAAGATGGCACAGGGTAACTATGATGTTGCTAATACAGTTAACTATATGGAGCCTGGGGATATTAGAATATTAATGAACTCTAACTTCTTTTCTAAAGGAAGTGGAACTGCTCCTTTCCAATGGTTTGACCAATGGCAAGATATGATAACCACTAACCCAGACATAGCACCTCTATTTGATAAGCTAATTGAAGCAGTAAAGACAAATCAAAAAGATTATTTTAACTCTATTTCTGCTATGAGAGAAAATCCAAATATACTTGCGAAGTGGCTAAAGAGCTTGCAGAAAAGCCAAACCATTACAAAATCTGATTTATCAAAGTCTATAGAAATGTTAGAAGAAGACCCAGATTCATTCGCAATATTGTTACATAGCCATTTTTCTAACCCTCAAGTTGGTATGATAAAAAATAGGTTTGTTGTTGATGGAGCTTTTAGAGGTAGAGTTAAATCAAGGAAGCCTACAAAAGCAAGTCGCTTTCAAGCTGCTAATTATAGTCATGTTATTCCAGATTTTCATGGCATATTAGAACCTCATCAATATGGAGCAACCCCCTTTGATGTTTCATGGAATATAGTAGTTGATGCATATCTATATGGGCAAGCCAAACAAGTTGTAGAAAAATGGAACAAATGGGGCAATACAAGAGAGGGAAGAAGAAAACAGGTAGACGCTATTAATGATTTTCTGAAAAATAATCCACCAGACCCAAGTAAAGATAGGTGGGAACAGTTTTACAGATTTCCAATTCAGCACTTTACAAATCCTCAAATGTTAGAAATTGCACATTTTCTATATAGAGATTATGGGGATGTTGTCTTTATGCATGATACTATGAAAAAAATGCTAGAACAAGATTTTGACGGAGATGCTGTAACTAGTAGGAAATGGGACAGGGAGCTAACTAAAGAATTAATTGATTTTCAATGGCAGAAATCAGGGGATAAGTATGATTATACTGATGAGTATAAAAGTATGGTATATCAAATTCCTTTAGATATATTTGCAGACCCTCAAAAGGTATTTACTCCAACCACCCCAAATGTAGTGACAGAAATTGCTAATAATTTTGAAACTGGAACTCAAGTCGGCATGGTGCAAAACGCTAGAACTATGAGGTCTTCTCTTAATCATAAAGGTTTAGCTATAAATTTTAGTGGGCATTACTATCAAGATGTAATCCTAACTCAAAGAGCAATTGATGAAGAAGTAATAATGGACTATGCTCCACTTCGTGATGATATTGTTCAAGAGAATATTCCGATTGGTGACTCCATAGTTGTTATAGATGGAGTAAAATATCTAAAGACAACAAGCGATAGGGAGATGGCTATTATCCAGCAGGCTTCTTTTGATGAAAGTACAAAAGGATTACTAGCTCTTTGGTGGAGCACTTTATATGGTCGCCAAACATCTATAGGTGTTATAGAAAATTTTGTTACGTTTATTAGAAGTAGAACATTTAAGATTATAGATAAAGAGGGTAATGAGATAGTCTCTGGTCATAAGGAAGCTCAGACACTAGTAAAAAAAGTTGTTAATCATTTTAAAACAAGCGAAGTAAGGCAAGGAAGAGACGAAGACCAAAGTTATGTTGGAGCAGAAAAGCTGACTGAGATGAGCAAAGTTGTTTATGATAGAACTAATAAGACTGTAGCAGAGCAAGTTCAAGATATTATGTCTTTAGATTTAAAAGTTCCTAAAAAGGTATTTAAAGATTATAATGCAAGAATGATGGAAGAGATGAGAGCTCAAAGAAGACCTCAAAGACCTCTTGTTATTAACGATGTTCAATTTAATAATATTAAAGAAGGAGACAAGACAGTTCCTACAACATATTTAGAAGATACAGTCGCTTCTCTTTGGAAACATATGGTTGATAATCAGATAGATGATATGCCAAACTTTTTACAGATGTCAAAAAATCAAGAGGACAATGCAAGGTATATGGCTATGCAGGCTATAGTTGGAAAGCCAGGACCAGAAGGAGCAGCTAAACTTTCAGCTTTGGTTAAAGAATATGAATTATCAGATAATGATATAGTTACAGGTCTTGCATTTGCTAGAAAGATGAATAAAGAATTTTATATGTTACTTCAAGTTGTAAATGAAAAAAATACTTTGATTGATGAAATAGAATTGAATGTAGCAAAGATTGACCATGATGTTGTTTTTAATAATCATTTTATTTCTCAGTGGCTTCCTCATTTCAATGCACTATCAGATGGAGCAAGATTTGTTTCTTCCCTATCTTTCTTTAGCGGGACATCTACAATACAAGACATGATTCCTGCTTCTCTTAGGTTAAAGTTTAGAGATATTAGAATTGAAAATATGAAAGAATCCAATCAGCTTAAGAGATATAAAAGAGAATATTTAGGGCAATTACAATTACATCAAGGCGTAAGTAATCAGATGGTTGATTATGGAAAGAGTGTTTCTATGGAACTCACCCAAGAGGGTGATTATGAACTTTTAACTTCTAAAAAGGGTCTCTCATCTCAAGATTTTAAAAATAAAGCTCAATATGCCAATTTTCAAAGAATAAAATCAAACCTTGATTCTGCCTATAATCAAACAGTTTTATTAAAAGAGACTATAGACCATCTAGAAAATAAAATAGAAGCGACTAAAGAAGAGCTGTCTCAAAGGGCTGAGAAATTAAAATTAAGGGGAGAAGGCTCTCTAAGGGTTGACAGGATAAGAAATGTGAGCCATTTTTTACCAATGGATTTAATTGATGGAAGGTTTTTTAGATTGTTTGGTAGCAAGTTTGCAGAGGTATATAGAGATGCTCCTGATTCAGAGCCTGCTGTAGGGGCTAAAATAAAATTAGCAACATTTGATGATGGTTCATATAAATTATTAGAAAAATTAGGAAATTGTAAAACAAAATGAGCAGAGCAGCAGACTATTGTAACGTTTTATTTGAGTCTAAAGTAACAAAAGAAGAGGCTAAGTCTTTAACAACGTCTATTCTTGGTTCTTTAAACCAGTCAATTGGACAACCAAAAGATTTATCTACTGGTTTTGAAATAGAAATAAAAGCTTTAGATAAAGAACTTCTATTACAAAAATCTCTAAAAGATTATAAAAGAGTAAAAGAGATAAAGAAAAGAAGAAAAGTAATGGTGGGGAGATTGAAAAGTGAGAAATTAAGACTAAGATTGCATTATAAAATATACAATGACCTAGCTAAGCACGCTGCTGATGTTATGGCTAAGACTCTGTTTGTAATGCCCAATCATCAAATTATAGATGCAGTAAATGTAATGTCTTATAATTATCTAGGATTTCCTTTGATGAATCTTAATCACTTAAATGTCCCATTAATAAAAAAATATTCTCAAATGGTAGATAGGTTTGTAAGGGTAAAACCAAAGAAGAAGCTTGGGAACTGGAATGAGTATTCAAGGGATATATTTAGAATGGTTGCAACTCAAGAAGAGACTGGGGCAGGTGTTCTGATTTTAGATAAAATAACAAGTCTTAATGAATCAATATTTGATATGCAACAGCCATTTGTTGATGCCTATGGAGAAATTAATGGGTTTTTTACTAAAAGAGTTCTCTCAACATTAAGGAATTATAAAAATCTAGAAGACATTAGATTCAGAACTATGCATAAGGAAAGGTATGATTATCCCATTGTTGAGGAGGTAATAGGGGAGCAAGTTACCGAGAGGATTAGCAAAGAATTAGTTGTTGATAAGCATTTTGATGACTTAACCAGAGAGAAACAAGAAGATTTGATAAGAGATGATTATATTCGTTTATTATCGGATTTAGCTGATGGAAGGGTAAGGTATATAGTTCCTACTTTATATCAAAACTTAACAGAAGAAGAAAAGGATTTTTTAACTACATATAGAAAAGAATACACAACAGAGTTTGGAGAAGCATATCAAGGTCCGAGTCATCATGAGATGATTATTAATCAGCAAGAAAAAAATGGAGTTGAATCTGTTTGGGTAATGATGAAAAGAAATGAGGATGGGTCTGAGCCTAATAATCAACATGAATATTATGCTGCTGTCATGATAAGGAGAGGTGGAATAGACCCTCAAACTGGTGAATATATGTGGGTGCCGACTATTGGGGCTCAGATGGATGGTATGTGGGAAGGGACTGGAATGAGAGAAGGATTTCATGAAGCTACTCAACATACTCAGTATGATTATACAATAGGTGATAGCAATAAAAATGTAGATAGTTATTCAGATTTTGAATACTTAGAAAGACAGCCAATTGATGAAATAGCTGGTATTAATAATAAAACGCAGAATCCGGGTCAATATAATATATGGCAAGCTCTCCAGTTAAAGAGAGAGCAAAATGCAAAGTTTATTAACATGGTAGAGGAGGAAATAGAGGCGACTAATAAAATTCTAAATGAAGCTAAGATTCTAGCTGAGAAGAAAATGAAGCAAGATGCTATGGAGGACTATAAAGAGATATTAGAATATATTGAGGACATTGGAGGGATGGCGGCGAATCTTGCAACTATGAGAGATGGGGCTATCGCAGGATGGGATACGTTCACTAAAAAAGTAACTCAAAATTATTCACCACAAGTATATACAAAAGATACTTATTGGGATGATGTAGACGAAGCTATTGCCCAATCAGGAGGTATGATAAACGCACTAAAAGGTGAGCTTCAAGATTCTGAGGAGATAATAAATGATTTTAAACAGGGAGTATCAACTGGAGAGCAACTAGTTACCCCTCAAGAGTTTTATTTTCACATGAACAGAAAGGCTAGATTAGAATCTAAGATAAAAAGCTTAGAAGATATGAGAGACGGGATGCAAGACATGAAGACATTGGCTCTTGATGACCCTTACAATCCAAAGAATATAAGAAAAATGAAACTAGCCACTAGGTCTCACTTTACTAAGCATAGAAAAACTTTTACAAACCCTCTTAATAGAAGAAGAGATATAGACCTAGACAGAGATTATACTAATAGATTTGTAACAGCTATTCAGTACAGCAGACTTAAAGCAGAGCTGCTTAAAGCTATGATAATTATTGAAAGCCCAGAGATGAGAAGATGGCTTATAAATCAAACTAAAATATCACTAAAAGATTTATCTTATGACGCTGGATTTTTAGGTTTTAAGTATGGATTTCAAGAATCAGCTGATAGGATTAATGCCATTAGAGGTAGAAACGGACAAACTTCTCCAGTAACATCAAGGCAAGTTTCTAAGTGGGCATCTAACCATAATAACTGGGTTTCTGGTAATGTTTTGAATTGGCTATCATCCATTACAAACATGACTCAAATGGAAAGTCTAATAGAAGACTGGGGATTTAGAGACACTCTAGCTGTTAGGGGAATGATGAAAGACGCTGAAGTATTAGACGCTGTAGAAGCTAGTGGAGTTGATGATTTAATTACAGCTTATACTGATTATATGGCAGGTGGGGATGAATCATCAACCCCGTGGCATACTTTTATGAGTGCAAGGCTCAATTGGTCTCTTTTAAAGATGAATAAAAAAGATTTTATAAACAAGAATACTGGAATAGATAGATGGTTAATGAGACTACTTCCACAAAAAGACCAAGATAATTATGAAGCATTAAGGAAACAAAGAGCAGCTTTTTGGTTGCAAATGAATCATTTAAAGAAAATTCTTTCTAAGAAAGAAAATATAGATAATATAAAAGAAAATGATATTAGAGAAGCGGTAGCTACTAGAAAAGAAATTTTAATTTTAAAGAAAAGGATTAAGGATTTAAACCAGAGTTTAAATAGTAGCCAGATTAATCAGTTAGCATCATGGATGTTAACGTGGCAAATTAGTGAAAGTGCAAAATCTTTATTCACTTTTAGTGGTGTGGAATTATTTATGAGAAGGAGGGCTGCTATTCAAGGTATGTTACTAGCAGAGAAACTAGGACAACTTGACGCAAATAAGGAGGGTAATAAATATAAACAAGCCCCTTCATTAATAATGGCTAGGGTCAATGTTAAAAATACTATGTTTGGTATGTCTAGGGAATATTTTCCAAAGATGTTTGGTGGGTTATTTGGGGTGGTAGGTTTTCAATTCAAAACCTATACATTTGCTCAATGGGTCAGAGAGTACAATATAATGGAGCAATTCTTTTCTGAGAGTGGGGGATTTTTTCATGTTCCAGGCTGGAGTTCTAGGCTACTTACAGCTGGCAAAAGAAAAGTTACTAGAACATTAACAGGAGAGAAATTAGGATATGGTGATTTAATAGCTAGTGGCAATCCTAAATTTGATTTATCTGCTGAGAGAATGTTTACATTTTTAGCTATTAGAGGAGGTATGTCAGTATTGACTGTTTTATCTACATTTGCTCCTGGAATTTCTCTTGCTAATTCTATATTAAGAAGATTTTTACCAATGCCTATGGGAAATAGTGTAAGGGGTGCTCAATCTGTAACTATATCATTTATTTTAAGAACACTAATGTTGGGATTATTAGTGGCTGGACAAATGACAGAAGATGAAGAAGAGCAATATGTCAAAGATTGGCAGTTCTTTTTCCTACCTGTTATTGTAAACGTATTATTATCCTTAGTAAAAGGAGAGGGATGGGCAGGTTTAAGAGCTTATGTTCCAGGAGCAAATGTGATGAACGACATTTATGAGACTATAGATGAAGACTATTAATTCTTTGCTTTAATGTAGTCTGACATAGCGTTTAGTCTTTGCTGAACCATTTTCATATAAACCTTAGACTCCCCCCATTCATTTATAGACGATTTCTGAAGAGCTTCTTCCATATTCTCTTGAGCTAGTTTTAATAATTTTCTTAACCATAAGTCTTTACTCATATCTGAAACCTCTTCCAAGAGAAACAGTAAAAGCAAATTGAGCTAATATGAAATCAATTGCAAATGTTACTTGTGCTCCATTTTGTTGTGTTATCGTAAATCTAAATGGAAAGAAATCTATTTCCAAAGTATCTAATCTTAATCCAACATCATCCATTGTAATTGTATCTGCTTTTATGCATAAAAACTCTTCTATTCCAATCTTAAACCAAGATTTGGTATTTCCTTTTTGACTTAACATTTTTCCTCCTTTGCGTATAACGCTATTAGTATTGCATCAGCTGTTGCTAATGTAATTTTATCGGTGTTAGGAAATCTTTCTTTTGCTATATCTTTAATAGCATTTTTCCTATGTTTCTTTTCTTTTGGAAAAGACCCAAAATGCGACTGCCAAGTAGAAGGGGTAACTTTATTGTAAGATAAAGAAAAGGCAGTCAACATTCCGAGCCAAACTCCAAAATTCTTTCCAAATGCAAATGCTCTACTTCTAGCATCTGTTGGAAATGCATGGACATTTTCTATATAGCAAGTAATCTTATTAACTCTATTAGTTCTTTTAATAGCTTTTATAATCTTTATTAATTGTTTTCTGTCTCTAGGAAACTTCCAAGCAACACATTCATCTCCATGTATCATAGCTATACCACCACTTGCGCCTGGGTCTATTCCTACAAATGTATTATGACAATAAGTTTCTTTGTCCTGTGATTTCATCTTCTGCTTCTTGAGGGTTATTATAATATTTACATCTATCTCCATTAAATCCAACTACATATTGTCCAATTTGTCCATATCTAGATTTTGCTACAATGATTTTACTTTCATTTCTTCCATATTCTTCATGGTCAAAATTATATCCATAAAATACAAACATCGCTGTTTCTGCAACTTGTTCAATTACACCACTTTCTGCATAATCACTTAATTTTGGTTCTGGGTCTAATCTTCTTTCTATTTCTCTATTTAATTGACTTAGTAAAAATGCAGAAGCATTAATCTTTTTCACTATCCATTTGTATTCCATCATAATAGTTTCTATCTGAAACCTTCTATCATTGTTTCCATTTATATCTACTTGTATCAATTGGACATAATCATCAAAAATAACATCAGGTTTATGTCTACTTATCTCCCGCATTGATTCGCTAAGGGTTCTTATGTTATCATAGATGGTCAAATTGCGATACTTACTACGTATTTCTAATATTGCTCTATCAAGCTGTTGTTGCTCATCCTCTGTCATCTCTGGTTTTCTTAACGCTGAGTATTCTAAATTCTTACTTTCTAATATTAATAGTTTTTTCATTAATTCTTCTTTACTCATTTCCCTAGAAAAGACCATTACCTTTTTACCTGATAAGACTAACTTGGAAATAATATTAATCATTAAGGTAGTTTTACCATGCCCTGGTCTACCTCCAAGAATAGTTATTTCTTTTCTTGTCATTCCTCTAGATGAAATATCTAATGGTTCAAAGTCAAAGGGTATAATATCATTTGATGTTTCTAATGCTTCTATAGTATCATCCATTACATCGTCAATTGTTTTTCTTCTAGTTGGTTGTATTGATTTTAATTCATCAATCAATCTTTCATGTTCAACTAATCCTTGCTGTATATCTTTATAGTTGTCACTTGCTTTATCAAATAATGAATATGAACTTACAGCTGTCTTTCTTTGTACATACTTTTCATAAACTATCTTTGCGTGATGCTTGATATTTGCCTTTCCTATAATACCTTGAGTTAGTCCAGTTAAATAATATGCCCCATAATCATCCTTATTTATTAAATTTAGTTTCATTTCATTTAATTTTTCTTTAACTGTGATTATATCTATTGTTTGATTTTCTTTGTATAGAGATGTGCAGGCTTTCCATAATTCTTGATGAATCTCTTTATAGAAAACTTCTGCGTTTTTTATCCACGGCTGTACATCTTCATATACATCAACACCGTGTAGCAATATGCACCCAATTACTGATTCCTCAGCGTCTATAGCTCTGGGTAGCTCTGCTATTGGACTATTTTTTGTCATACTATCTCCCTTCTAGAATAATGACTGTTGTTCTGTTATATCGTAATTGACTATAACTAATTCGTTGTAAAGTTTATCTTTCGTTCCTTCTCCTCTATTTGTATTGTATTGTACTGGAATTGCATGAATTTTATAATCGCTGTATAAATTATAAACATCCTCTTTATCATCATAGCTTATCATAAATTTTGCACCACTTTTATGAATCTTATCTATATTTTCCTTTAATCTTACATGGTCTTCATATGAGAAATTATGAGTATAATATTTTCTTGTATCTGCTACTATATATGGTGGGTCTAAGTACCAAAAATCATTTGTTTCTGGAGAATGCTTTTCTATAAGTGTTTCAAAGTCTAAATTTTCTATCAACGTATTATCTAATTTCTCTCTTGAATACATTAATTCTTCCCAAATATCTGTGTTCCAATATGCATCAGTACTCATTGTATTATTAACAAGAGTCTTATTGAAAGTATTTCTAATTAAATAGAAATAATCAGCAGCTCTTTTACCATTAGGTAAATCAAAATCCGTTAACTCCTTATCAAAGGTGTCATTTAGAATCTTGTGGAGACTTCTGCTCTTAGGATACCAGAATAGGTATTCCTTAAATTCCTCATTCTTTTCAAGTATGGAAATATACAAATTAATCAAATTCTTATCAACATCATTAACTATACTTCTTCTTGCACTTTTCTTTCTAAAGAACATGGATAATCCACCTGCGAACACTTCAACATACCTGTCATGCTTTGGCATCAATGGGACAAGAGTTCTACTAAATTGGTATTTGCCCCCTATATATGGTATTATAGTGGGGCATTTTAACCAATCTCCTCTTCGTTTCACGCTCTAGCCCAATTATTTACTGTTTTAAATAAAGTTCCTTCAAGCTTATTTGTTGACCAAGCATTTCTATTCATTCCATGACTAAGTAACCATGTCCCAGCATTGTATAAATCCCAAAATGTTTTTGGTTTATTTGCTATTAAATACTGAGTTAATTGCTCGTTTGCTTGAGTAGGAAATATCTTAAACAACTCTTTAATGTGTTTCTGGGTAGGTTTATTTGTAGACATTAAATCATATCCACTATTTAATAATTCAGTAATTTTCTTTACTGAGTCATTAATCATGTCTTCAATATCTTCAAGATTTTTATTCCATACAGAATGTCTATTAGAAACATTATCAAGAACTGTGCCTATTACCATACCATTAGAACATACTAATCTAAAGGCTCCAGCCATAATTGATACTTCACATGATGCATCATAACTATTTCTAATCATTATTTCTGGCTTGTGTTCTTCACCTTTTCCTAGTTTGACTGGCTTATTAAATCTCCATTTATAATCAGTCTTTTTATTATTAAAGCTGCGAGCTTCTACTAAAGTACCTCCAAGTTTCTTGGCAATTTTATCAGTACTTTCAAATAAGGTTTTATTTTCAACTAATTTATAATCATTAGTTACGCAACTAATAACCTCATGAGTATCTTCTCGTACTATGAATTTATATCCTGTTTTATCTAGAATGTCAACTGTCCCATCTGGTCCACCAATAGCTTCTACTTCTAATACAGGGAATAGAGTATCTTCTACTCTCCAATCTCTTTTTTGCATTTTATCCTCTTATTTCTGAGTTCTGTGCTCACGCACTTCAAACTCTTTTATTAGTTTAATTTCATCCGTGCCTTCAACATGGATTTTTATAGCATCTATTATCCCTTTAATATATGCTCTTGCTTCTATGCTAGTATCAAAACTCATCATTGGGGCATCTGTTTTGTCTTTTAGCATCTTTTTCCAATATACCATAAACATATTATATCTCCCTTAATGGTGGCGTACTGCCAAGCCGTTTACGTTCTAATTCTTTTTGTTTATCTTTGTTTAGATGTTTATTAACTATAATTGCTTTTAAATATGCTAACCCTCTTCCATAGTTTATGTGATTGGCTTTGTAAAAATCATTTATTCCTCTTCTTAATTCTCTATCTTCTATGTGTTCAACTGCTTTTATAAACTTCCAATATGAATTTAATGTTCTATCTGAAGGTACTTTTTTAACTATATCCCTTTGAACTTTCTGTATTAGTTTTCTAGTCTTTTCACCTCTCTTCCTCATCATCTCACCTAAATCCTCTGATTGCTTTTTGTTACTACCATACAAATAACCACAAACTGGACACTTCATTCTATAACTCTCACTTCTGTATCAGGACCCCATTTAACTTTTCCAGTCCAATATGTGTCAATGCTTCCATCTTTATTTATAAATGATGGGGTTTTAGGAACATCTATAACAATAACTGTAGCTGCTCCAATACTTTTTTCTATTAAAATTCCAGTTGTATCACTACAAGCAAGTTTAAACTTAGTTCCTAATTCAAGGTCTTTTAGTTTAGTCGTTGCAGTTTTTACATTTTTTTTTCTCACCATAGAATTCCTCCTCTGTCATTTCTGGTGTTTCAATTTTGTCAAGATTTTCTTTTATTCTCTGAAGGTCTTTTAGTAAAGATTTATATGGAACTTTCCAATCTGGTTCAATTGGTAATCTCATTGTTTTAATAACTGTTAATGACCATATTAGTTTTTCTATTTCTGATTCAGAAAATATTATTTTAGCTGTTTTTTCATTTTGACGGGTCATAGTACTCCTTACTGATATATATTATATCTCTAAAAAAATGATGACTTCTTTTTCCATCCATATGTTCAACTTCAATTGATGCATCATCATAATTAATGTCTCTAATTACAAGAGTTTCATCTTGATATTCTTCAACTGTAACCCAGTCTCCTGCTCTAGGCGTGTTAGGGCTAAGCGGAACTCCTAGTTCATTTACTTTTATTGTCATTATATCCCTCTTCTATATATTGGGGCTAGCTTTTGTGATGAGGATTGAGGATGAGGGAAATGAACAAGAGGAAGCCAGCCCCAATTAAAGTAAGCTTTCTTGATTAACATTCCTTGTCTCCTCAAATTTAAAGTTATATAACCTATATTTCCTATTTTTAAATTTATCCTTAAAAGATTTTTTATGAATCCAATCAGGACTATCTAATTTATCTAGCGGTATTACCATTATAGAATCACCATGCTGTATTTCAAGATTCTCTTTTTTCCTTTTACATCTTTCAATTAAAATGGTGCTTATAGAGGCAAATCCATTCCAAAGTGTTTTAGATTTTATTTTCATATCCAGGCTCCAATTCTATACCAGTTTCAGACCCAGCATCTGTTGGGTGCTCATTTTCAACTTGATATTTTATAATTTCATCTTGTTGCTTCATATTGCAATACTCTTGATAGGTTTGCCAGAATATATTATCTGGACTTCCTCTTCTGTCACTTATTCTTCTGTTTTTCTGCATTCTTTTTCCTTTCATCTTTAATTTGATTAAATGCTTTTAAAAACTCCTGACCACCAATATCAGCAACCTTTCTTTTCCATCCGTATGTACCAAAAAATTCTACAAGACCTTTTTCGTCTTCATTTTCTAGTAACATTGCTAATTCAGACATTTTACCCATTTTGCTCTCCTTTCATTTCTAGATACCTATCTTCTGGCATCTCTGAGTTCTTTGGATATAAAGTATATACTTTTTCACCATTAAATAATTTACCTTCAGCATATCCATTTGATATATCACCATAACTGTTCCCTTCTTCATCACTTGACATATCTATTGTTGCGTCTAGTTCTAGAGTATTGAGCATACCAATCAATTCTTTAACTTTCATAGTTCAACATTCCTTTCTTCTAGCATCATTTCTATTAACCTTTGTAAATAGACACACATATCCATAGCTTCCTCTAAAGCTTCTACTGCCCATTCTATTTGATTTTTATTTACTTGGTTAATTGTATTGCCGTGTTTATGATTAGACTTAATAGCCCTATCGGAAAACTTTCGCATAAGATTATTAACAGTTGTATCTCCACACTCGTGAAATACCATTTTCCACTTTTCATCATCATTAATTTCATCTGCTTCCATATCAGCTGCTCTTTCCATTTCATTTAACATATCTCAAATCCTCCAGACTGTAAGCAGAATGTTGCAAAATCTTCTATATTGTCCTTGCGAAAAGGATAATCAGAATCCCAAGACTTAGTATCATACGTTTCTTTCCAAAGAGTTTTAAATGGCTCTGGGTAATCAGCAGGAACTAAATCTTTTCCATGCTTATCTTGGCATTCTTTTGTTATCTTATCTAGATTTTTCTGAACTTTTTTATTGTGAACATCTGCCCTTGCTTTTGCTAATTCATATCTTCTGCATACCATATCAACTGTTCCATCAGCCAATTTTTCAGACAATCTTTTACCTATCTTTACAGCTTTAGTCTTAGATATTTTTCTACCATCATTATAACTTCCACCTTCCATATCTTTTTCACTTAAGAAATCATCACAAGTATTACATACAAAATTCCATAAAGGTCTCCACCACCATACATTATTTCTAAAGTAACTTCCTGGATTTGCTTCATCTCTTTCGTCAGTTAATTTGAAATACTCTTCAGTTACATCTTTTGGTATTGGAGAACTCCAATCTAACATTCCATTTTTACCATATGTTTCTAGTATTTCGTGTATTCTTGGATGCGGTTCTTCATTCATTTGTGGATTTAATCCATAACAATCAAAGCCCATAATTTTTCCTTCCTTTTTTAGTTAAATGAGGCTAGAGCCATAACATAGACTGTTGTGCTTTTCAATCTACTGGCAATACCTAGCCTCATATTGATGGGGAATATATCAACTAAAGAGCCAACCTTAGTTTTTATTACTTTTTCAACTATTCTAACACATACCTTAACAAGAATGTGCCAACCTAGTCTCTAGCAATATTCCCCATTCATTAAAATGGTACGTCTTCTGATAGCTCTTCTGCTGATAGTTCAGTTGCTTTACCGAATCTATTAGTGTCCCAAGCTTTAACAGTAAACACTTTCCAAGCCTTACGCTTTTCTTGCTCACCCTCTGGCAAGTCTCTGGTTTCGTGAGTAACATATTCTTGTTGTTGAATGCGAATAGTACATGGTTTTCCAACCACATCTTCTTCTTCAATCAATCCAAGTTTTTTATGTTTTACTCCATCTACCTCAACATCGCCTAAGTCTATTCCAAGAGATGATAGTAATCCGAAGTATCTTCCATTTTTAGAAGAACCTTCTTTTTCTGTGAAACAGAAATATCCATTGTCTCTAAAGACTCTTCCTTTTAAGAATCCAGAGTCAGTCTTTTGAGGATTTCCATCAGCATCTTTTATAACAACTTGATGACCTTTATCATCTACTGCTATATTGTATCCATCCATCTCATAGACAGTTTGCTCTAAATTAGCAACTTCTTCTGAAACTGTATATTTGAGATTAAACACAGTTGCTTTACCAGCTTTAGTATTTAAATCTCTTGATTCAAATGAAGTTATATGAGCTGGATATTCACCTTGAAGTATTGGTTTAAATCCAGTGCTGTCTTTTTCATTGAAAGTAACATCTATTGATTTCATTGGTTAATTAACCTCCGTTTTTGATTGGTTCAGTGTACTTTTTTATTAATTCATTGACCTTATTTCTAAGTTCAATCTGTTCAGGTGATTCTGCGTGACCACTTCCACCTCTAAAGTATAGAGTAGGACTAACTTGAGCGCCGTCAGCAGCTTTCATGTATCTTTTTGGGTTTCTCCCTCTGGTGCTAACCATTCCTTTTTCTTGCATTTCTTCAAAGGATTTTTTAGTTAATACACCACTTTCCACCAACTGTTTGGCTGAATCATGAGTTAACTTACCCATTATCTACCTCCGTTTCTTCTATTTGATTTCCAAATTCATCATAATTTCCAGATTCTATTGTAAAAGTATGAAAACTTGGATTTATCGTTAATTGAAATCTCTCTTTAGTCTGAAAAACCATAATTTGTTTTCCATTGATAAATTTATATCCTTGAAATACTATTTTATTCCATTGGACACCATCGCTTGTTCCAATATTATATGTATGACCTATTAATAATAGATTATCATCACTGCCGTGAGATACTTTTACTTCTCTCATTTTTGCTCCTTAACTAATCTTTTAACTTTTGCCAATGCACCTTTATAATTGCTATTATTAATAACATTAGTTGCACATTTAGTTTGAATATCAACAACTGTTTGTCCGTTATCTAATTTTGCAATCCAAGTAGCCATTTCATCTTCTTGCTCTTTTGTTAATGGCTCTACTTTTGGTAAATCCTCTCCTGCGAATATATATAATCCCAATCCATGTAATGCAATTGCTTTTGCAAGACATCTTTGGATAGAAGTATTTATTTGAAATGCATTTGGTTCTGCAATAGTTTGATTTCTATTGTCTAACACAGGATGGACTTGAGTTCTTGCTATTCCACCTACCCAAACAGTTACTTGTACAAAGCATCCTGCTTGTGTTTGCATATATGGTTGTTTATTGCCATCAATTCCCCACTCGTGTATTTCCCAAGTTGCTTCTGGGTCTACCTTCAACAACTCTCTTACTGCCCATGCCCAACTAAGATAAGTAAACTGACCTTTTTTCTCAGTATATTCATTGACATTTATTGCATTGAGCTTTTCAAAGAATTTGCTCATTTGTTCCTCTCTTTCTTATTATTTAAAAGAATAATTTTGCATTATCATGGATAACGTATTCATCATCAACGTCAAATATGTAGTAATTTTTTGTTATTGAATATTTTAATTTATCTCTTTTAGTCCCTATAATTTTTCTTTGTGAATATTTATTAGTTTTTGGTATAAATAGATATGGTTCATTATTAATATCTAATCTTGGTAATGCCATAGAGATTTTTACTCTATTTTTCATAACATGATATTTAGGTATCATGTGTATTGATTTATAATATTCATTTTCACCATCTTCAGTAGACTCAACATCTCCATAATATGTATGATTTTCAAATAGCAACCATTTTGTTTTTGGAAAAATTGCTATATGGTATCCACCCTTATCGTTCTCTACGTGCTTTAAGTGAGCAACGGAATTTAATCCATGCGAATCTAGTATTATATGACTCATGATTACCTCTATCTAAATGGCGTATCACAAATGGGAGAAAATTGACAGTATTTGCATTCCCATTCGTATACAGGAGTGTTAGGAGCAGAACCAGCGATTAAATCATCTGGTGCTAATTTCCCTTTTTCAGTAGCTTCTAACAACTCTTCCCAATACATTTCAGCCTCATCAATCCATGTATTGCTAATTTTTATTGGCTTAATTGAACTATCATCTTTTTTATAGTAAACAAGATACAATGCAAATTCCCAATCAGAGTTTGACTTCTTTAATGCTAATGCATATGTACCTAACTGTAGTTCATAGTTTCTTGATGGGTTTTTATCCCTATTTTTCTTATAACCAAACTTTTTGCTCCATGTCCAAGCCTTTGCACTTTTTAAATCAAATATTTCAATAGTGTTTATATCTGGATTCATATAAGCAACATCTAATGTTCCTTTAACTTGTATCTCTGGTATCTCAACCTCATATTCACACATTATTGATACATCACTATTTAATGAATGCGTAACTAAAGCATCTTCAAAATCTTTATGAATGATTGTTCCAAGTCTAAGCAATCTTCTGCTTTTTCTATCCATTTCTTTTGAATCAGCATCATTTAAGTAGTATAAATGTTTTTTGAAACAAGAACCAGCCATTGATGCCCTAAAGAATTTCTCTTTATTGGACTCTCTGTACTCTTCCTTTTTTTCATCCTCAATTGTTTTTAGGTATTGATTATAAATACCAATAATATCTAGCATTTTCTGTCCCTTCTGTTGACGCAAATTTAACAATAATTGAACTTATAAACAAATCATTCCTCTTCGTCATTACCCCATGCTTCATCTAATTTGGAGTATTCTTTCATAATTCTAAGCCATTGGTCTTTGCTTAATGATGTCATTTCCCTTGCTCTTGGGTCAAACATATTATAGTCACCACTCATTTGAACTTCTTTAAATTCTAAAAAGTCTTCTTTTGTTATTTGGACAGCCATATTTTTCCTCATTTTCTTTAATGGTTTGTGTTTAAAGCCAGGCATAAAGCTTCTATTTCTTTCGTAAGATTTTCTTCTCATCTTAATCCAAACCACTCTAGGATTCTATAAATCCTTGATTGTCTGCAATAATTAAGCCAAGCATTTAATATTAATTCTGCTTTTATGACATTTTCGCCAGTAGGTCTACATTCTTTCATCTGTCACCTCTCAATTCATCTTCATCTGGTTCTGGTATATCAAGTTGCTTTCCACAATCTAAACAATAATAATCTTCTGGGACATTGGTATCTTCTTCTCTTGCTTGATACTCTGCGTTTTTATGTTGTGTATTTTCTTCACATATTGCTTGGTCAATTAACTCAAGAGCTTCTGAAACACTTGGATATGCATCCCATTCCATATCTTTTATATCAGGCATTTTTGCCTCCTTGTTTTAGTTTATTTTCTCTAGCCAATTTTTGTAGATATTCATCTTCTCTAAACTTTAGTTCTAGAATTTCTAATTCATTAACCATATTTTCACAGTTTTCAATGACATATTCTTTGCCGTGAAATTTCATTTTTTGATGATTTTGTACACTATCTGGGCTAATAAAATCACCAGCGTGTCCACAATCAAATCCAAAGAACCAGTAGCCTGGAATAAGAGTATGATAGTCAGAATAAGTTAATCCACCATGACAACGTAAATCAAAGAAACCATCGCTCCATCCATTAATGCTCTGTCCGAATGCATGATGTGTTTTTGGCACACCAACATATCCACAATAGAACCAAGTTTTAGAACCTTCAAACTTATTTCTGCGAACTATAAATGGAATGATATTATTTAATTTATCAGTCCTGATATAAACTATGTGTGTTCTGCCTTCCTTATCAGCTTCCCAGAGCTTTTTCTGCTCTTCGTTATATCTTCTAATCTTATTAATATCTCCAGCTCTTTCTTCCTTAGAATCAACATTTAATACTCTACCTGTTACTGCCATAGATTTATTTATCTTCTTTGCCATTAGTTTTTACCTCTCCTTTAATTAGGGTGAATGTTTTAACATAGTTTAGATAATCATCAAGTGATATCACATCAGTTTCGCCAACTTTTCTCCACTCGTATCCTTGAATCATTTTTGGATGTTGATAGAATGGGTTATAATGATTTGTCAAATGATATACTCTATTTTTAGTACTGACTCTTGTTATTCTGTAGCATTCCAATGGCTCTTGAAATATTATTAAATTAGTCCAATCATTATGAGCTGATAACAGACTTTCATCAATTCTTTCTTTTACATCGTGACCTACGAAGACTATTTGATTTCTAAAGTATCTCATATTTTAAACTCCGTAAGATTTCCGCCCCATTCTTTTAGTTTGTCACTAGATAATCTGACAACACAATATATATCGCTCCATTCCATAGATTGATGCAAGGGTATCATCTTACCTCTTTCCAATATTTTTCTTCCATTTGAATAGTCAAGAGTTCTTCTTCCAACATACATTATTGCGTCATGCTCTTTATCATCTGGAGTTATAGCTATGCATTCTATCTTATCACCATATTTTAGCTTTGGAACAACACCATCTATGTGACAAACAACATCAAAGCCTATCATTTCTTCAATCTCACCATCAAAGTAGACTTCAAAGACTTTTTTATTTTTATTTATTGGATTACCAGCTAGTCTTATTGCTTGAGCAACATCTTCTGCTCGTTGTTCTTCATCATCAAATAAGCCAAACATAAATGATGGCTCTTGACCACAGAATACTGGTGTTTTAATATTTTTCCTCATATTTTCCTATCCTTTTTATTCTTTTGATTTCTTCGGATATTTTGTCATTGAGAACCAGAGCACTTTGCAAAGAGAGTTTATTTACATCTCGTTTACCCGGCTCTGGCTCCCATCCTCTTTTGTGGTTAGCAGTAATCGCTTTCCTCGTTTCCCTTAAATACCTATTGACTGCTCTTTGGCAAGTAATTAATTCATACCAGTCTAAGTCTAAGCTGGTTCGTTTCAGCCCCATTATTAGTTTTCTCCTTAAATTTATGATAATTTTTTATCTTATCAATTGATTTAAAGTGCTCTAGGCATTTTCTACAAGCATATATTTTGTAAATGTCACCTTGTGGTAGTGGAGTTTTTATTTCGCCACAAGTATAACATACTATCATGCTCATGACTTCATCATCCTATCAATTTCGTCTGTTACTTCTGACATACGAGCGGCGTGTTCTTTAAATTTTATTAATTCAGCGTCCATTCTTTTTTGGACTTCTTCTATATCTGGAGCATTACCATCGTGTAAGAAGAATAGATGATATAGTCTTGACATTACATTAGCAATTGCCTCAATGTTAGCCTTCATTGTTTCCATTTTTAATGAAAATTCTGAAATAACATCTCCATCTTTTAATGAGTTCATGATTAACATTTCTTGTGCAGACATCATAGTCATTAGTAGCACGTGCAATTTACACATCAAGTCAACTTTGCGGTCTATGAGCTCATTGCTGTCTTTATTTAATTCATCATAGTTATAGTTTGTCATTACGAGGTTTCCTTATCTTTAGGTGGTTCATATTTCATCATTGGCTCTTCTCTATCTTGCGATAAATAGAAGTTTTCTTCTGCGAATTTTCGCACAAAGTCTTTATCGTTTATCTTTTCAATCACTGCTTGTTGTATAAACTCAAGCATTCTGAAATCAGTTCTATGACCATCTCTGTGATTAATTATAAAAGAGTCTTTTTTACAGAAGCAGTCTGCGAGCATTTCACCCAAGAAATCGTGGTTTGGGTCAATTTCCTCAACTATAGTCTTAGCAAGTTGCCCACGTATTTTACATATAAATTCACATAAGAACTCAAGTGTTCCTTCAGCCGTGGCATGAGGACCGACAGAGTTTGTCTCATCCCATTTGTATTTTTCTACTGACATTGTTATTCTTCTCCTTTTCTTTAGGATTATTATGTTCTAGTTCAAGTTTTATTAAATCTTCATTAGTTAAATAGACCTTATCGTGTAGTTCTTTATTTCTTTGATATAAGTCTCGCATTTTATAAGAAAGTGCTATATTGAGCCAAAATGAGAAGAATAGAGCTAATGTTATAAGGAATATGATAGTTGCAATTATGTCTTGTGGTACATTCATAGTTATTCTTCCCTGTATTGATTTGTTAATGAAACAGTTATCTTATTAGATATTTCAATTACTTCATTGTGAAAGATATTTGTACTTGCATTGTTGTTGTGCCAATTGTTTTCAATTACCTTGCCATCGCTTTGCATATATAAATTTATTAGGGATTTAAGAGTTTCTAGTTCATCGTATTTTAGTTTTATTGTTGAGTTCATGTTATTACCCATGTTATTTTGATTTTAGTAGTATAAATAGGATATATGACTATCAGTGTCTAGCTAAGTTTCTATGTCTTTATAGCCACATATCCCATTTTTTAGACAATCTCCCCCGCAATTGGAGGACTACTTGCTACCTGGAACGTACTTCGTAGTATCGCCATTCAACACCTTCTGTGCATCTGCATACATCTGGTCCACTTCATCCTGTGCTATGATAGCCTTGCCACCACTCGCAAAGTGTACGAGTATGTCGCCTTCCATACCCTTAATCTCAAATAATCCAGTTAAAGGTGTTAAGAACTTGCGAGACTTGCCATCATCGCCCTTGATTGTCATTAATAAGAACATCAGTTACCCCTTTCTAAGGTAAATGGATTCCAATTGAAGTTGGGGAATCCGAAACCAACTAACCACCCATATGGGGGGTAAATATGTCTGAGCATCAAAATGATATAACTTTTTTAGGTAAACATAAAATAAGACTTGACATACATAGTAAATTTGCTATATTTTTCTTATATATATAATACTATTAATTAATATATACATAATGACATTTGAGGATTTCACAAAGAAGCTAGCGGTAATTCAATCTAATGATTACCTTACAATAGAAGAGACAATTGATATTAAAAGACATATTGTAGGCTCAGAGAAGAAGCTATGGGAATGTTCTAATAGTGAGCTATCAAAAATAATGCAAGAATATAGAAAAGAATATAAGAAACAAAAGTTTCCTAAAAATAATGTATATTCTAAAAGGACTTATGTCAAATCAAAACATAAATACAGTTCCAGAAGAGACTGGGATTAACCCAGTTGCTATTGAAATAGATGGGGATGTGTATGACGTACACCCTAAAGTACTAGAGTTAATACAGAGCCTTTCTTCGCAAGTTAAGGAAGTTATAGAGTGTAAATTTCCAGAAACTTTTAATGATAAAGAAAAAAATTAAAGATGTAGAGCATTGCGTTTATAGCGATGTAGAAGAATTTGAAGCACACAATCCAAATACCACCGTTAATCCAGATTGGAAGAAAGCGAGAGAAGGAGAATGGGTAATAGCAGACGACAATGGAGTTGTGCAAGTATTAAAAAGGTCTCAGCTTAGTCACCCAAATGATACTAAAAATTATAAAAATGCTAATGGATATATTCGTACTATTGTGGGCACTTTTATTATCAAAGATAATACATTTATGGATACTGATTTCAAGAAGCACCCTAACAGGTACACATTCAGCACTTCTATTAAAAATACAAATGCGAATATTAAGAATAGAGAAAGGACTACTAAAAAGGAACGGGCATTTTCAGCAAAAATTGTATCTGGGGTTGGGGTGGCTAAGTCATACATGGACGCGTTTGATGAAGAAGATAACAAAAAAGCAAGGAGAAAAGGGCTAATGCTATTAAAACAAGATAGAGTAATCAAAGAGGTTGAAAAAGGAGCATTGGATGTTGCTAAAAAATTAGGAATAGACCATGATTATATTTTAAGAAATTTAAAATGTTTATGCGACAATTCCGAAGATGAGAATATAAGATTACAATCAGTAAAAGAGCTGGGGAAAATAGTTGGCACAATAGGAGGAACGACTATTAAAAATAGAGAAATGGGAGTTTTTGGAATGTTTGAAGGGTTCGCTCCTGATGCCATAGAGTCAGCTAAAAGAGAAGAAATTCCAGAAAAACTAACAGAAGGAAAATAACTTATGATATGTCCAAGATGCTCAAGCTTGCACGTAAAAAAGGATGGGAAAAAGAAAAGCAAAAAAGGAATAAGGCAAGAATATAGATGTAAATCTTGCAAAAGATACTTCTCAGTTCCACTAGATTCCGAGATTAAAGATGGATTAAAAATGGTGGAGCCTGGACAGGTTCTTGAATATAAATCAGATAAAGTAGTAAGAGTTCATGGTCTTACAGATGTCCATGTAGGCGCAAATGAATTTGATTTAAAAAAGTTTAACGAAGCTGTAAAAGCTATATATGAAGACGATAATGCAGTTTGGTTTGGTAATGGTGATTTATTAGAACTCATTCCGCCTGGGTATAAGATTTCACAGAGAGGTCAAGAGATACCACCAGATGAGCAATATCTTACGTTCTTAGATTTAGTAAGACCTATTAAGGACAAATGTTTATTCATACGAGGAGGTAATCACGATTATCTTAGAAGTTTTAACATTCTTGACTTGGATATATGTAAAATTATAGCAAATGAGATGAATGTTCCTTATTTCATTATGCCAGGCTACACAAAAATTAATATTGATGGACAACAATGGAATTTAGTTAGTGGGCATGGAAAAGGAGGTGGAAAGAATGGTGATTTGGAATTAGATAAGATGGCTGCTGTATATAGTCAAGGTGATGTATTCTTCTTGGGACATAACCATCAGTTATATTGTAAACCAATAGATTCTTTAAGAATAGATGGAGACGAAGAAAGACTTCATAGGAGATGGTATATTAGAGGAGGTTCGTTCTTAAAGTACGCTGAGTATGCAAGGTATAGTTTTTACCCTATTGTAAGAACTGGTTGGACAACAATTGAATTTACCAAAGATAAAATAGAATGTTGGACTAATTAACAATGCCAAATAAAGATGCTAAGATTCGCAAAAGAAAAAGACGTTTATTAAATATAAAATTAAATAGAGAAGGAAGAACGGCAGCTCAAATAGCAAGAAAACAAAGAAAAGCAAATGGAAAACGTATATAAAATAAGGAAACCAGTTAAAGAAGGGATGAGCTTAGGCGAATCAATAGAGAAAATGAAAACATTAGCTAATGGAATTGATGAATATCATATTGTTAATCCTACTTCACAAGTAGTGTTTAAACTTACTGATATAGTGAAAATACTTAATAAACTTGAAGTCCCAACTCTCATAGGAGAAGCAAAAGATTAATATTAATACTCAAAATGTGAGTGAGGCTGAACAAGTATTAGAATTAGCAAAAAATGATTTAATTGCATTTGGTAAATTGTTTTTGCCTGATGATTTTATGCGTAGTGAGACACCCCCATTTCATTATGAGATGGCTGATGCAATAGATGATAAAAACTGTAAACAGTTAGCTATCATTCTCCCAAGAGGACATGGGAAAACGGTATTGACAAAATGTTCAATTATTAAAGACTTTTGTTTTACGCCAAAAGATGATATGCACTTCTATGCATGGGTGTCCGCTACTCAGAAATTGTCAACTGGAAATATGGATTACATTAAATACCATTTTGAATTTAATGAAAAGATAAAATATTATTTTGGAAACTTAAAGGGAAAGAAATGGACTGAGGAAGACGTTGAATTAAAAAATGGGTGCAAACTTATATCTAAAAGTAATGTGGCTGGTATTCGTGGTGGAGCAAAGTTGCATAAAAGATATGACCTTATTATATTAGATGACTTTGAACACGAAGCAAACACAATTACATCCGAAGCCAGAGCTAAAAACTCAAATTTGGTCACTGCTGTTGTTTATCCCGCGCTTGAGCCTCATACTGGTCGGCTGCGTGTTAATGGTACTCCCGTTCACTATGATTCCTTTATTAATAATCTTATCATTAATCACGCAAGGAGTCAAAAGAATAAAGAAAAGTTTGCTTGGAAAGTAATTACTTATAAAGCCATACTTCCTGATGAATCTCCTTTGTGGGATAGTTGGTTTCCTTTAAAAAAATTAGCAGAAAAGAAAAAGTTTTATCAAGATTCAGGTACTCCATCCAAATTCTATCAAGAGTACATGATGGAAGTCCAATCGGAAGAAGACTCCGTTTGGAAACGCAGCGACATAAGATACTGGAATGGTCATTATGAATATGATAACGATAATGACGTTAATTATATCCATGTCAATGGAGATAAGATTCCAGTTAACACATTTTTAGGTTGTGACCCTGCCACAGATATTGATACTAAAGAATCTGATTATTCTGTTATAATGGTTGTTGCTGTTGATATGGAGAGTAATGTATATGTTCTTCATTATGAAAGACACAAATCTATTCCAACTATTGGCTCTAAATCTTTAACAGATGGAGAGATTATTGGCAAAAAAGGAGTAGTTGATTATATAATGGAACTTCACCAACAATACCATTGTTTATCAAGTACAGTTGAAGATGTGGCTATGAATAGGTCAATATTTCAAGCTTTAAACGAAGAAAGACGAAGATTGAATAAATTTCATATATCTGTAATCCCTCAGAAGCCTGGAGGTCAACAAAAAAGAAATAGAATATATAGCGGATTAAGTGGTCGCTTTTCTATGGGATTAGTGCATATCAAAGAAAATATGTTTGATTTAATCAACGAAATCCTTACTTTCGGACCGAGAATGGCTCATGATGATACCATTGAAACACTATTTTATGCAACTTTACACTCATTTCCGCCAAAATATGCACGGGATAAGGACAAAAAGAGGTGGTTTAAACCCAAAAGGAAGGCTAAAAGCTGGTTAATAGCATGAATTACCAAAAAAAACAAACACAGGAAAAACAAACAGGAGGAATCTTTGAAAGACTAATGGATTGGACAGGGATTGGTGGGGCTATAAAATCTGAACAACAAAGACGACTATCATTAAAAAGAATACAAGAGGCTAAAGAGTGGGTGAATATGCCTTATAAAGAAAAAATGGAATTATTGTATGATAAGGGTGGAAAGCATGGTGGAAACCTTAGTGAAAGTGAAATCCAAGACCCTAATGCTCTTAGATGGTTTGTATATAATCTTGATGGGAATGATGAGAAACAAGTAAGAACTTTGCAGAGAAAATTAAATACATTCTTCAAAGAATCTGGTTATGACCTAACCCCAATACCTGTAGAGGGACAATTTGGGAGAAGAACTATTCTAAGAATGAATCATTTTATTGGTGAATATGATAAGCATTACAATACAACTGTGGAGACAAAAGAAGCTCTACGAGGAGCAGAAGAGTTATTATTTAGGAGAGATGACCCATTTACTACAGAGAAAGATACGATGGATTTAAAATCTCGCTTGGAAAAACTAAACACAAATGAGGAAACTATGAATATTTTAAAAGATTTAGAAATGATACCGAAATGAGTACGCGAGGAGATTTCACACATAAGCCTGATAATCAATCTTTAGAAAACAAAGAAACGTCTGGCTCTCCTAGTTTTAATGGTAAGAGCAAATCTGTATGGCAAGGTTTTGTAGATTCAGCTGGTTTTCAAAAAAGACACCCAAAACTATCTTTAAAGAAAAACAAAAAAAAGAGGTATTAATGGTTAGCATTAGTCAGATGAGAGATTTGGTTACTAGAGTATGCTCTGATATGGGCGATAAATTCGCTTCAGAAAATGCTATAAATCTTGTTATAGCTACTGGTATAGTTGAGTCAAGATATGAATACATTAGACAAATGGGTGACGGTCCTGCGAGAAGTTTCTGGCAAGTAGAAGCAGCTACCTGTGTAGATAATCTAGCTCACTATCTTAAACATAGAAAAAAGTTAATGTTAAAATGCGCTGAGGCTAGTGTAGTAGATATAAAGCATTGGCAGAATTTTGATGAGATATTATGGGAAGATATTCTTGAAAAAAACATAGCAGCTGGAATTGTTCACTGTAGGTTAAAATATTGGAGAGTTCCTAAAAAAATGCCTAACACATTTGAAGGAATGGCAAATTATTGGAAAAAATATTATAATACAGAGCAGGGAAAAGGTGACCCTCAACATTTTATTGACGCATGTAGAAAGTACTTAGTATAATGGCAAGGAAAACAAATAAAAAAATTGCTGAGAATTATTTTCAACTATTTAAAAATGCAAACGGGAATTGGCGTAAAAAGTGGCGTTCTGTAGCACAGAAGTCTGAAGATTTTTATCTTAACGACCAACTAAGTGGAGAAGAAATAAAAGCACTACAAGAGTCAGGGATGCCTACTTTTGTTATTAATAGAATAACACCTGTAATTGAAATGATGAAATATTTTGTTACAGCAAACAATCCAAGATGGCAAGCAGTTGGTTCAGATGGTAGTGATTCAAACATAGCAGCTATTCATGCAGACTTAGCAGATTATTGTTGGTATCAATCTAACGGAAGAAGTGTTTTTTCTCATGTCATACAAGATGCTTTGGTTAAAGGGGTTGGTTATTTCTTAATTGATGTAGACCCTGACGCTGATAGAGGAATGGGAGAAGTGCTATTTAAAAGACTTGACCCTTATGATGTATACATAGACCCTATGAGTAGGGATTTCCTTTTCAGAGACGCTGGATATATACAAATAAGAAAAATACTTCCAAAAAAACAATTAAAGCAATTATTCCCAGAACATACAAGGAAAATTGCAAAAGCTACTGGAAGTCCAGAAATAAGTAGTGATTATTACTCATCTAGGAATACTGCATTTTCTGATAATATTATACCAGAAGATATAGGGGATGAGTCTTATGAGATGGATGGTAGTAGAGATTCTTTACTAGACTACTATGAAACATACGAAAAAATTAAAGTTGCGTTTATAAATCTTAATTATAAAGTTCCACCAGACGAAGAGATGATGGCTCAAATTCAACAAGAAGTTGAAAAGCAAATGGAAATGTTTATAAAAGAGTTAGAGGTTCAATATAAAGAACAATTGATGGCTCTTGATGCTCAAGTAGAGTCAGGTGAGATGTTAGAAGAAAGAAGAGAGCTTGAAAAAGAAAAGCTAAAAATGCAAAATGAACAAGCTATTGAGAAAAAACAGCAAGAGCTGACTTCTATCTTGCAACAAGAAAAGACTAAAGTTGCTAATGTGGTTGTTACAGAAGATGAATATAAAGCAATGATGGAGTCTCCAGAGTTTAAAAAACAAGTAATTGACTCTGTAAAATTTTATGATACTAGAGTAAAATTGACTTGTACTTTAGGTAGCGATACTGTCTTATATGATTATATATTGCCAATGAATGAATATCCAATCGTTCCAATATGTTATCAGTGGGTAGGAACTCCATATCCTGTAAGCGCAGTAAGTCCTTTAGTTGGTAAACAACAAGAGATTAATAAAGCTCATCAGTTAATGATACACAATGCTAACTTAGCTTCTAATCTTAGATGGATGTACCAAGAGGGTTCAGTACCTGAAGAAGAGTGGGAACAGTATTCTTCTTCTCCTGGAGCATTATTAAAATATAGACAAGGATTTGAAGCTCCTTCTCCAGTTCAACCTGCTCCTTTAAATAATGCATTTTTTGGAATAGTTACAGAAGGTAAGCAAGATTTAGAATATATATCTGGAGTGTATTCAAGTATGCAAGGGGCTCCAGCTCAGCAACATGAAACATATAGAGGAATGCTCGCAGTAGATGAGCATGGCACAAGAAGAATAAAAGCGTGGATGCAAACGACAGTGGAGCCTTCCCTTGAACATCTTGGTAAAGTCTTTAAAGATATTGCACAGCAAACTTATAAAGCTAATAAAGTCTTTAGGATTGTTCAACCTGATACGACTGAAACAAAAAGAGTAGAAATCAATGTTCCTGTATATAGCGATTTTGGAAATGCTATTAATAAATTCAATGATTATGCATCAGCTAGGTTTGATGTAAGAATAGTTGGAGGTTCTACATTGCCTGTTAATAGGTGGGCATTGATGGAAGAATACTTTAGATGGTTTCAATCTGGATTGATTGATGACATAGCTATGTTGTCTGAAACAGATATTAGGAATAAAGAGCAAATTATTAAACGTAAATCAATATACTCACAAATGAGGAATCAGATAGATTCTCTAGAGGAGGAAATGAAAGATATGCAAGATGAAAATGAAACTCTGGAACGACAAATAGTACAAGCTGGTATTCGTGACCAGATTAGAGAAGCTGATAAAGAAATCTACAAAGAGAAAGTTGATTCTAAATCTATGCAAAAAGATTTAAGAAAGACTATGGAAAAAGAGATTGCTTTTGCTAAGCGTGACTTAGACTCTAGGAAGAAAACTGCCGAAAGGGAGTACAGAGCTGGACTAAGAAGCGCTAAAAATCAAGTTGTAGATAAGAGTGAATAGCAATTGACAAATAACCTAAAAATCCTTTAATTTGGAGGACAATTAATTATGGCACAAGACAACAAAGATAACCTTTCCAAAGACGAAGCTTTGCAAGAAGCATCTGATAATGTCTTTGATGAAAGCTCTGATGTTTTTACGCCTGCAGGAGCAGAGGATAGTTTTTTTGAAGAACTAGACAATTCTGTTAATGCAGCACAATTAGATGAAGAAATATCGCTGGTTGAGGACGCGCAACCTGAACCAGCCCAGACAACTCCTGTCGCTGAGGAAGCTGTGGACTCTGGTGAAGAAAAACACGATTATGAGAAAAGGTATGCAGATTCAAGCAAGGAAGCTAGGCGGCTTAACTCCCGCTTGGGTGAATTAGAACCTTACTTACCTCTTCTTGACGCAATGAGAGACGACCCCAATTTAATTACTCATGTGAGAAATTATTTTGAGGGAGGCGGTCAAGCACCAAAATCCATGACTGAAGAGTTAAATTTGGGAGAAGACTTCATATTTGATGGAGACGAAGCAGTGAAAGACCCTGAAAGTGGTTCTGCAAAAGTTTTAAATCGCACAATTGACGGAATGATACAAAAAAGACTTGGGCAGTTTCAAGGACAACAAGCTGAAGAAAATCGCAGACTTAAAGAAGCTAGCGCATTTAAGCAAAGACATGAACTTGGCGAAGAAGACTATAAAGAGTTTATGAATTATGCTAAACAGCACAAACTTTCTTTAGATGATATTCTTTACTTAAAAAACAGGGAAAACGTAAAACAAAACGTTGCTGAGTCTGCAAAAGAAGAACTTCTTGACCAAATGAAGAACGTAAGGCAGAAACCAAGAAGCCTAGGGGCTACTGGAGATGCTTCTTCTACTACTTCCAAGTCCAACGAGGATGCTGTGTTTGACAAACTCATGAATGTAGATGTTGACACAGAAGAAATGGATTTATTTAGTATAAATAAATAAATGGCTTCCTAGTTAACATAATTTGTTAACATAGTAAACAAGGAAGGAGTAACTTCAAATGGCAAGTTATTCTACCGTACCTCCAGGTGGAGTTCAAGTAAGCGATTATAATACCGCTGATGTGGATTACGCTGGTGGTACTCCCCTCAACACAGGTTTACTGCGTCGGAAATTTAACTTCGGAGACAGAGTTTCTGAATTGGCAATTGACCAAACACCTTTCTTTAGGATTTTGTCAAAGATGTCAAAACAAGCGACAGATGACCCTCAGTTTAAATATACCGAGCGTAGACCTTCTTTTCATAAACGATATGGATATGTAACTGGATTCGCTGCTGACGGAACAGCCGCTGCTGGTACTAGTATCACCGCTACAAGTGCAGTAGGTGATTTAAGCGCAGCTGGTAATGGGCAGATTCTTAGAATCGGTACTGATTACAAAAACACTGGCAATATTGGTAATACAATTGGTCAAGGTTCAGTAAGTATTGGCTCTGCTAATACAGAGCCTTTGTTCCTTATGAAAGACCAGCTGATAAAAGTCCCTCTAAAGGCTTCAGCTACGGCAGTTGGAACAAGTGAATATGCAGTTGTCCAAGTTAGAGAAACGGTTTCTGGCTCAGGCGGTAATGCAAATCAAATGGTTGTAAGAGTAAAGGTTGTAAAACCTTCTTCAGCTAGTGGATTGCATTTAGCTTCTTATACAGCTGGCTCAACTTTGATTGTTGCTCATGGAGCAAGTCAAGCGAAGATGGCTGATAGCGCAACCACAACTCTAGAACAAGCACGTTCTTATGTTGTTGGTACTGCTTATCCAGAAGGTTCTAAACTAACTGACTTATCTTGGAATGACCAACCTTTTAGTACATCTAGTGGTCAAACTCAGATATTTCGTACAGAAGCTTACATGACCAATACAGCTCGTGCAACGGTTCTTAAATATGAACCAAATGAATGGGCACGTATTTGGCGCGAAAAGCTTATTGAACATAAATGGGATATTGAATATTCTATCTTGTTTGGTACGCAAGTAAGTGGAGCCTATGGTTCTAGCTCTGACACAGTTCAGTACACGCAGGGTGCTGTAAGCTACATCCTTGATAAAGGTAATATCTTTTCATGGAGTAGTTCACACTCAGCTGATTCATTCTTAGATGATATGTCAAGGTTCATGGACCCGCGTTATCAAAGTTCTAAACCAACAATCTTTTTCTGTTCTACAGATGTATACAACTGGTTGCATAAACTAGGTGGATATTTCTCACAGAACGTACAAGCAGTTGGAACAACTGGAGACGCTTTAGGTCGTGCAGACTTCGCTGTAACAGGCAAGAAGAATGCATACGGACTTGGTGTTCTACAAATTTCAACTCCTTATGGAGATATGAATGTAGTTCGCAATATCCAACTTGACGGAACTCATGTTAAGATAATGGCTGTTAATATGTCTTATGCGAAAATAAGACCTCTAGTTGGCAACGGCGTTAACAGAGACACATCAGTTTATGTTGGTGTTCAATCATTAGAGAATACTGGTACAGACAGAAGGGTTGACTTAATCCTCTCTGAATTAGGTACTGAGTTCTCAATGCCTGAATGTCACGCAATCTGGAAAGTCTAAGGACTAGTTTCGTGAAATATAACTTAGTAGCCCCTTTTGGTTCTTTGTCCTCCTCCTTTCTTCCGAGAGGGGCGAACGGTTATTATGGAGTAAAATATGGCAAATGATATAAAAATAACGTCTACATTAGACGCAATTATTAATGATTCTAAGACAGTTGGCTCAAAGTCTTACACTATTAAAGATTCTGATAAAAATGTAGGTACTTCTGGTGGTTCTTATACTCAAAGCTATACAGCTGCTGATGCAGTTAAGTATAGTGGAGTAGTAAGTGGAACTGACTTTACTGCAATTGCAAGTGCGTTTGAATCTGTAACCACAGTTGGGACAGCCCCAAGTGAAGTCAAAGCTTTGTCTTTAAAAGTAGATTCTCAAACTGGGACTGCAAGAACTGTAGATTTAGAATTAACTCTAACTGGAGACCATACTGCAGTAACTAGCCCAACTGACGCAGATGGGGCTGTAACATTAAATGGAGGTACTACCACATTAAAAGTAGTACTTGCAAGACTTTCATCTGGTGAGAGTTGTGTAATTCCATTGTCTGATACTGATGGAAGTGGTTTACCAGTTGCAAACATAAAGATTAAAGACGCTGGATATGTTAATACTGACGCTGAATCAACTGTAACAGCTATCCTAATTGGTGGATAATGAAACTTTGGCAAAAAGTAAACAACTTGACTGGTAATTCTACTGCAAGTAAAAACTTAGTAGAGTATATCAACATGGCTTCAAAGCTACTTACATCTGCTTTGCCTGAGAAGTTCTTATGGAGCATTGCCACTGAAGATGAAGTTATGGGATGGGATTCAAGTGGTACTAAAAAAATAGGGTTAGGTTCATCTATTGCATATGATAAAATTTTAGCAGTTTATAGAGAAGATGGAACTGATGCAAATGGAGTAAAGAAAAAAAGAGTAGCAGCTGAAGCTCCTGATAAAAATATTCATATATTTGATGAAAGTGAAAGTCTTCTTGGAGCTACTAATATGTTCCCAAAATTTTATAAACTTTCTGGAAAGGTCTATATTAAGCCAGACCCAGATTGGAACAATGACTCAATAGCTTTAGATAATCAAGGGAATGCAACTAGCGCAAATGACCATACTTATTATAAACTAGGTAGTAGCGCAGTAACTAACATTCCTGCCCAAACAGGAGATAAAGGAGTAATAGTATATGCAGCTCCACCAGTCATTGATGAAAATACAGACTCTTGGCTATTGGCTGAATTTGAAAATGTTGCACTTATGTATGCAGGCGGATTGGATATGCTTTATACTTCTAAGGATAATCGTGATAGTGCGGGAACAGCGCTAGCCTCTTCAACTACATCTTTATCAAATTATCTAACACTATTCCCCTCACATAGTATTAATAATGTTACTGTACCAAGTTTAACGTGGAGCTCAATAGGAGCTCTTGAGACATTGACAGCAGAGGAAAGTGGATTTACTAGTGATGTATTTACTATGTCAGGTCTAAGTCTTCCCAATCCATCTGATTATATACCATCTAGCGACCAAGTGCTTGATTATTCAAGCGTAGAAGATGCATTATCTAAATCTCAGAATATTGTAGATAGCCAAAGTTCTATTGGAGGAGATTCTGTAGGAACATCAGCTCAAGGGTGGTTAAATGATGAAGATATAGAGATGGTTGATTCATCCTTAAAAGTTTCTCAACAAGAATTAACAAGAGCAAGAGGAAATCTAGAGAAAGAAAAAACAAAACTAGAAGAATTTGCATCTAGTGTACAAAGAGGGAATCAAGAATTTCAAGCAGAAATAGCAAGATGGGGAGCTCAAGTTCAAAAAGAAAATGCGAGGATTGATAATGAACTAAAACAAATGAGGTCTGATATTGAAAAACGTTCTTTTAAATCTAAAGAAAAGAAGGACAAATTTACGTCTGAGCTTCAAAAGGTGGCTGCTCAATTACAAATTGAAAGGGAAACAAACTCTCAATCGGTACAGAAGTTCACTCAGGAGGTGCAAAAAGAAGTTCAAAATTACGGAATGGATTTAAAGAAAAGAGAAAGATTTTTACAAGAAGCTGGACAGCAAATGCAAAAGGCTCAAGGATATTTAAGTTTATCAACTCAAAATCAACAAGCTGGTATGCAATATTATAATTGGGCGATGAATGAATTAAAGGCTATTACTGGAGGTGTGGCAGCTCCACAACAACAACAACAAGCACAAAGAGCAGAGGAAAGGAAATCTGACCAATAATGACTATACTTGAGATTATGGAAAGAAGCAATATTAGAGATACAAAATTATGTATCGCTTGGATAAAAGATGCTTTTAACGCCATTCAGAGTACTCAAAGAGCAGGTGGAAAAGCTAGGGTGAAAAAGATGGATATTGCTAAAGGCACTAGAGAGTATAATTTGCCAAATGATTTAATATCTCTCAAGTCTGTATCTGTTTTAGATACTGATGATGATAATAAATATAAGAGAATTAGACGCATTGTTGATGAACCAATTGTTACAGAGGATACAAATCCATGAGTTACGATACTAGCAGGAATTGGTTTTACAAGGTAATTGGAGACATGATTCATATATATGAAAAAATGTCAAGTGCTAAAATCAATCCAGATACAACTGGTAAAATGGTAAATCTTGATGATTCTACTATTATATATCCAAGTGAAGATATTCAAAATGGATTAAGGGTAGAATATACAGGTTTAAAGGATGCTAACGGATTAGGGGCATTTGTTGATAAAGACCCATCTTCTTTATCTACAGATACAGATGAAGATACATGGGTAAATCAGACCCTAACTAATGTAAGTAGCCCTTCCGAATCTTCACATATAAACTTAAATTCTACTTTATCTTTAGCTGTCGTAGACTATGTTAAAGCAAAGTCTTTTGAGCGTTCTGGAGAAATAGAGAAAAAAGAATATTATATGAGAGAGTTTTATAAAAAATTAAGCGATAATGAGAGCAATAATAGAAATGTCTCAATATCAATGCCTAAAGGCATATTTAGTGTTAGATAAAAAGGAATAAACTATGGCGAAACTACAAAAAATGGGAGCAAGTGAAGCATTAAATGTTGACGCTTCTCCAGTTTGGGATGTGCAAACTGCAGTAACTACTAGTAATACTAATACATCTAGGATTACTATTGATAAAAATAAAAATCATAAGATTGCAGTCACAGCTACGAATCCTATAATAGTAAGTTTTAGTACATCTTCAAGTTATGATATAGATGCTACTAATGATTTATTACTATATGGAGCTCAAACCCATTATTTGAATGTTCCAGACTTAGGAGACCCGAATGATTCTGTATACTTTTGTTTCAGAAGAAATGGTTCTACTAACTCTACAGTAACTTCAGTACTTATGTAGGTAATAATGGCTTCTACTACCGACTATATTAACTTGACAATATATCAAGATGAGTCATTAGAAGAGACTGTAACCTTTGAAACTTCTTTTGTGATAGAGAAGAATGAATTGGTTGCAAGAATATCTAAGGATTATTCACAGACTGCATTTACTGGAGATGACGAAGCTAACAAAATAGTAGCTTATGTTGTTAATAATGCTGGAAAGGATTATACGGATGGGACTTATACATTATCACTTTCTGGTGGAAATGGAGTAATATCAGGAGCAACTAACGCAGCTGCAACTTGTGTAATATCAGGTGGAAAGATTACATCTGTAACCATAACTGACGCAGGCTCTGGATATAGTACTCAACCTACAGTTTCTTTGCCATCAGGAGTAGGGTCAGGAACAGAAGGAAGTATATCTTTATTGGTAGGCGAAGCAGGATTTTTAACACTAAATGGAATTGCGTCAATAGACTCAGATGGAGATACATACAAAATGACTTTAGATGCAAGTAAGACAGCTGTTCTAGATGATACATTTACTGGGTATTGGGATTTAATATCTAAACATAATGATACTTCGGTAATAACAAGGCAAATAAATGGAGAAGTCTATCTAGAGAAGTCTGTAACAAAACAAGGAGTATTTACATAATGGCTTCAATTAAATCTACGACAACTGGTTCAAGTAAAAGCGTAGGGACTCAAAGAGTATCAAAAGTATCATCTACCCATGATATAAGAGCTGGACAAATTTCAGTATCAGCAAGTGGGGTAAATGCTACAAATGTTAAAGCCGCAATAGAAGAAATTTCAAGTAAAGCAATCACAGCTTCAGCTTCAGCTCCAACGAGCGATTTGTTTGAAGGTCAACTGTGGTATGATTCTGATGATGATAAAGCATATATCAGAGACGAGGACTCATGGCAAGAAATCCATGTAGATGGTCGTTCCACTCTAGACGGTGGGACATTCACTTAACAATAGGAGAATAAAATGGCTAATACCATTCAAATAAAAAGAGCTGCCGATAACGGTACTAGCTCTGTGCCTAGTGGTCTAGCGTCAGGTGAAATGGCATTAGACCAGGCTGGCAGAAAATTATACATTGGAAGACATAATAATTCTAGTGTACAAGTAGCTCATTTACCAATGCTAGATGATTTAACTGCGGGTAATGGAATTACATTAAGCGCAGCATCTGGTGAAAACGACAGAGGAAGAACAGTAACTCTTAGGCAAGACCAGTCAGCCGTATGGGCAACTGATTCAGCTAAAGGATTAGCAGCTTTTAGTACTGATAACTTTTTAGTATCTAGTGGAGTAGTAACCATAAAAGATAATGGTGTTGCTCTAGGAACTGAAACTACAGGTAACTATATGAGTAATGTTACAGCAGGCACTGGAGTCACTGTAACACATACACAATCTGAAGGCTCTTCAGCTGCAATCGCAATAGGACAAGCAGTAGCAACCTCATCTAGCCCTACTTTCGCAGGTATTACAGGAGGTAATGTAACAGTCGGAATAGAAAATGATAATACAATTACTACTACTAGTGGAAATTTAACAATAGATGCAAATGGTAGCTCAAAGGTTATTATAAGTGGAGATTTACAAATTGATGGAACTACTACGACTGTAAATAGCACGGTAACAACTGTTGATGACCCAATTTTCACAGTAGGTGGAGATACCGATGCTTCAGATGATGATAAAGATAAGGGAATTGCTTTTAAATGGCACAATGGAAGTGCTGCTAAAGTTGGTTTCTTTGGATTTAATGAGTCATCTGGAAAATTTACATTTATTCCTGACTCAACTGAATCAGGGGCGCAAGTAATTAGTGGAACTGCAGGAGCTGTTGAATTTGGAGCTATAGAAGCTACATCAATAGGTGGACCGAGTGGTTCTACTTGTACAATTAATGGAGGAACATTTTAATGGCAAATAAAATAATCATTAGAAATAGAAGTAATGAAACTAACCCTGCTCCAACTCATAGCAGTAATGCATCTACAGATGTTGATTATGGAGAGTTGGCTCTTAACTATCACTCAGGTGTAAGAAAACTCTATTTTAAAGACTCAGGAAACAATATTCGTGAGATTGTAGACTCAGCGGGTGTAGATGACCAAGCGACTGCTCTTGCAATTGCGTTAGGTTGATATTATGGCGAATGTATTTAAACTAAAAACAAAGGCTAGTATCGGAACAAGTCTTGAAGAGTATTATGATGTACCTTCAAGTAAAACAGCTATTATACTTGGCATATCTTTAGCCAATAAAACTGGAAGCGCAGTAACAGCAGATGTTCAAGTAATATCGGATACTTCAGACCATTCAGATATTGCAAATGCAAGCGCTAATTCAGACGTATATCTTTTAAAAGGAGCCCCTGTTCCAAGTGGAAGTACTCTTGAGGTAATGCAAGGGAATAAACTCGTTCTACAGGCGTCTGATAAAATAAAAGCGATGGCTAGCACGGGAAGTGCAGTTGATTTAATAATATCACTAATGGAGATGGATGTTTAATGGCTTATTATGGGTATAAACCTGCAGAACAAGCAATTAAGATTGGAGATAATTCGGTTGTCTCAGCAGATATTGCCGATGGAAGTATAGTAAATTCTGATATAAATAGCTCAGCCGCTATCGCTACAAGCAAAGTAAGTGGTGCATTAACCTCTGTAGGTTCTCACGGATTAGCAACTTCTGCCACAACCGACACAACAAACGCATCCAATATAGCATCAGGTACATTAAACAAAGCAAGATTGCCTGCTGATTCTGATACTATTACCTCAGTAGGTACTCTTGGAAATACAGATTTTTTAAGCAATTCAGTACAGATAAGAGCAGGACAAGTCTTGGTTAGTGAGAGTGGTGGAAGTCAATCTTATTTATATAGTGGCGGTTCATTTACAGCATTAAGGACTACATCTTCCCATCCTTTGCATTTATCTGCAAATTATAGTAGTGGTGATGATGCACTTGTAATAGGGACTGACTCAAGCGTTACGTTTGCAGGTTCTGCTTTAGTTGCTAATGGGTCAGCAGGTTCACCTTCATATTCATTTTCAAATAACACAGATTCAGGAATGTATAGTCCAGCAGATAATCAACTTGCTTTTTCAAGTGGGGGAACACAAGCCTTAATATTTGGTGGAGACCAATCGGCTACGTTTGCAAATAATGTCCAAGTTTTGGAAAGAGTTATAGGCTCAGGTGATTTAATTCTTGTTACTACTGATAGTAATGAGAAAATACATATGGATTCTGATGGCTATATAAAATTTGAAACTGCTGGTACTGAAAAAGTAAAAATTAAAACAGGTGGAATTGGTATAAAAGGGGCTTTTGCAAATTCTGTTGATAATAACCCTGATAATTATCAAATAGCTTTTGGTGGGGATAGCACAGACCATCCAAGATGGGGCTTTAGAGTTGGAAATTCAACTGATGGGGAAAATTTATATTTAGATAGCAATCTAAATGTTAGTGGTAGGCTTAATGCTCTCAAGATTGAAAAAGCAAATGGCAACGCTACATTTGCAGGTAATGTGCAAATAAGTGGTGCTAATTATGACCAATTAAAAATAAAAGGTTCAGGTACAGAATCAGGAATTAAATTTATTGATTCGGGGGGAACTACTGACGGGTTTGTTTACGCAAGTGGAGAGTCAATCGGTTTTCTTGCACCCAATGGAGATTGGAATATAGAAACATCTCCATCTGAAGTTAATATTAGAAGGAAACTTTCAGTTAACTCACCTGATGGGTGGTTCAATGATGATTATGTGATGCACGTTTACGGACAAAATGGAAGCGGTGATGGAGCAATAGCTTTAGGTGATTTCGGACATTATAATAACACAAAATCAACTTGGGGAACTCTGTTAAATCAACATTCTAACGGTTTTAATATTGAATGTAGAAGAGGTGGGGAAGAGTTTAAATGGATAAACTCATCTCGTACACCCTTACATATCTACGCAAGTGGACAAACGGTAATTACTACAACAGATTCCTCTTTGCAAGTTAGCCCATTAAATGATATTGTTTCTTATGGTGGTGGTGGATGGACTTCATATTATAGACACGATTCCGCAGCATCTTCTTGGTGGATGAACACAACGATTAGAGATTGGAGATTTTATACAAATCAATCAACCCGTTCAGAGGGAGTAAAACTCAGTAATGGCAGTACCTCTTGGTCAAGTATTTCCTCAGATGAAAGACTAAAAGATAACTGGAAAATGTTTGATGATGCATTAGGTAAGATTAATACTCTTACAAAAATAGGGACTTATAACAAAATAGACCCTGAAACAAAAGAAGTTGAATATGACGGACTTGAAATAGTTGGACTATCTGCACAAGAAGTTCAGAAAATATTGCCGACTGCTGTAACAAAACAAGAAGATGAAGAATATTGGGGATTGAATTACCAAGATGTTTTTGTATTGATGGTTAAAGCA